ATCTGCAACGAGCTGTTCACATGGGCGGATGTGTATGACTCTGCCAATCACGATGAACGCCGTGCCATCTTGCAGCAGTTCATCAAGGAGATTCGCGTCCGAAAAGACTATGAGATCTCGATTACGCTGAACGCCAGCTTCAACCAAGTGGAGCAGCTCAAGGCTGTATCAACCTACGATGGCGCGGAAATTTTTGAAGAAATTTCCGAAAAGGGGGCATAAAAGCGATGCGCTTGCCCGCAGCACTCTGCAAAATGCAAAGAAAGAGACGTGAAAGCGATGGATTTTCAAAAAGTACATGGATGACCCCGCCCGGTTCGCATCCGACTTCAGGGTTCGGAGTCAGGCACGGTCTGCCAAAGTTTTTTAGGCATAAAAAACGCCGCATCGTACAAAAACGATGCGGCAAATTGGTGGACCTAGAGGGATTCGAACCCTTGACCTCTCGGATGCGAACCGAACGCTCTCCCAACTGAGCTATAGGCCCATATGTTCTTCACAACGCAAATAGTGTAACTCTTTCGGAGGCATTTGTCAAGAGCTTTTCGTCGCGCCGTGCCGCAGGAAAAATTCAATAGTCAAATGCAACAACTTTTTGCTTATATTTTTGTACATTTTATCGCACCACAACAAAGCCGTCAACATTCACTCTTTTGTTAGCAGCTTGTTATAACCCCTATTCTATTGCACCGGCTATACCACATCACGCCTTTTTCAACGATTTATCTATATTTTGCTCTCTTTATCTACCCATCATGCCGCAATGCCCAGTTCCCGCAGACACTCCCTAAATACGATCTCGCTTGACTTGTACCCCAATATCTTCCGTGGATAATTATTTATCCAGTTTTCGGCCTGCGTGATCTGCGCGTTCGTCACCGCCGCAAAGTTCGTTCCCTTGGGAAACCGCCGCCGAATCATGCCGTTGGTATTCTCGTTGGTGCCTCGCTCCCAAGAGGAATACGGGTGGCAGAAATACACTTTCGTCCGGGGCAGGTGCTTGTTGATGCAAGAGCGTTCCAGCTCCTCCGCCGCCGCAAACTCGGTGCCGTTGTCAAAGGTAATGCTTTTGAAGATTGCCCTAAACCGCCGGGCACCAAGTTTCCGTTCCAGTGCGTCCAGTGCCTTGACCACCGTTTCAGCCTTGCGGTTTGGTATCGCTATAATGATTTCTTTCCGGGTCTTGCGCTCGGTCAGGGTCAGTAGGGCGCGGGTGGTCTTGCGCTTTCCCTTGCCGCTGTACACAGTGTCGCCCTCCCAATGGCCGAACTCCTCCCGCTCGTCGATCTCCTCCGGGCGCTGTTCAATGCTTTCGCCCGCCGGGGCGCGGCTGGCGCTTTTGTTCTTCTTCACTTTCTTATATTTGTGTTTCTTCTTTCCGTGCCGTGGCAGCTCCTCTTGCGTCAGGTTCAAAAACAGGCCCTTGGCAATGTACTTGTAGATCGTCGGCACCGACAGACTGGTTTTGAACTTCTTCCCCTCAATCATGGCAAACCCCAGCACCGCCGCCGGGCTACAATCTTTGTCTAAAATCGTGGTTTCAATATAGTTTGCCAGCTCATGGTCATTGCCTATTTTCAAGTCCGGCCCCTTTTCTCGCAGGTGGGCTTGGTATTTCTCCTCGGCAATGTCCGGGCTGTACGCGGTTTTGACCTCCCATGTTCCGCCGTCCAACCTGTCATACGCGCCGCGCTTCAACTCCCGGTAAATAGTCGAAACATGAACGCGCAGCTTGTCCGCCACCTCTCGCGGCTTCATCCCCATTTTCAGCCACTTTTCTATGCGCAAGCGGTCTGTCATGGTCAGGTGCTTATAGGTTCGCACTGTGTTTCCTCCTCTCCAATATCTGCGCTGCCAGTGTCGGCTTCTGCCGTTCTGTGCAGCTTTAGCACACAATACCATTCAAAAATAGCGGTCTGTGGCGCTTTTGTCAACCTCTCCGCATAACAGAAAAGGCCCCGGCCACCGTTCAAAACGAACAGCAGTCGGGGCCATATCTTAGTATTTAGTTCTGCGGGGTCTGCTCGGCGTCAGAAAAAATTTTTCCGATCTCCCCAATGGTGTTTTTCTCGGCAAGATCAAGTTCTTTCACCGCCGCCTCAATAAAGGCGTTGATCTCCGGGGTAACAGTAATGCCGTTTGCCTCCAACAACTCCACGACAAAGCGTTTTTTGGTTGCCTTGTCAATGGTGCCCGCCTCTGCCTGCTTCTCGGCGGCCTCCACGAACTTCTTCACGATGGAGTACAGGCGCTTTTCTTTCAGCCAAGGCAGGCCGGTGTCTTTCAGCCACGGGATAACCAGCGCGGTAAAGGACGCACCCAGCACCGCAAACACGATTTCCAGCAAATTGTTCACAACGATGGTCACAACTTCATTCATGATCTTTTCCTCCTATATATAGTCGGTCAGTTGGGCAGCTTCAAAACCTGCCCGGCGTGGATGGTGTTATTTTTCAACCCGTTCAGGGTCTTGATCTCCTTGTAGCGAGCACCGTTGCCAAGCTGCTGCGCAGCAATGCGCCACAGGCTGTCGCCCGCTTTCACGGTGTAGGTCTTGACCGCCGGGGTAGCGCTTGCTTTTCCGGTAATGGCCGCCGCGTCCACCCAGCCATACACGGTGCTGGTGCCGTCCGTATGTACAAGGTGGTAGGGGTGCTTGCCCGCCGTGGCAACTGCCGTCACCTTGGCCGGGCCGGGCTTCACGGTGGTGCCGCTGGCGGCCTGCGCGTTGGCGTAGTGCTTGCCGCCCGCAAACTGCACAATGTCGCCCACCTTGTATGTCAGTGCAGTGTTGCCCGTGGCGGTGCCAGTGTTCGTGCTGCCGCCGGTCTGCCCGCCGGGGGTAGCTGCACCAAGGCGGGCTTTGAACGCGGCCCACTTGGCGGCGCTGCCGGTGTCCTCGTTCCAGCCGATGATACCGGGGCACGGCTTGCCGTTCACATCATAGTGGCGGATAACATGAGCGGCGTCAATACCGTATTCCGCCATCAGGTACTTCACCAGCTCCACAAGATTGCTCACAACCTTGTCGGTAAAGCGCCAATGGCTGTCGTTTGCAACGGTCATTTTGCCGGTGTCATTGGTAGAGCATACCTCAATGCCAATGGTGTTGCGGTTCGTGGCCTTGCCGTAGTAAGCGCCGCCCTTGGTATTGTACTTTCCGCCGCCGCAGTGCCAAGTGTAGCGGTTGCGAATGTCACCGTTGTACTGCACCGCGCCGCCGTCGTCCACGATAAAGTCCGCCGAAACCTGCTTAGAGGTGCCGCCAAAGTAAGAGGCCGTGCCCGCCGCGCTGCCCGGCTTAGAGGTCACACCTGCGGTGTAATGCACAACGATGTACCGGATCGCGCGGCCTGCTGCCGCCGTGGTGTTGTGGGTACTGGTTTTCTTGGTAATGCTGATATTCATACTCGTTTTGTCCTCCTGTTCCGCCTTGCCGTCGTACACGGTCAAGCCGTATTTCTCAATCAACCCAATCAGCTTTTGCGGGTAGCCGGGGTCGGTGGCATAGCCCGCCGTCTTGATCGCTTTGCAGGCCACCTTGTAGTCGCGCTCACCAACCACTGCCGCATACCGCTTGTTCGCCAACAAAAACGCGCCATGGTCGGCAACGCTTTCTGCCCAACTGTCATAGGCACGGAACAGCGCGGTAATGGTGGCGTAGGTCACGCCGTCGTAACATTCCTTGGTGTCCTTGCTGTACGCTCTCCCGCTCCACCGCGCGTCGGCCTTAATGCCGAACAGGGCGTTAGCCTTGGTGGCAAGCTCCGATGTTCCCCAGCCGCTTTCCAAGATCGCCTGCGCAATGGTCAGGCTGGCAAGGATTCCGCTTTTCTGCATATCGGCCTGTGCCAGCGGCCCCACCATTGCGAGAAATTTTCTTTGTTCCATACGGTTTCCTCCGAAAAAGAGAGAGGGCCGCACCCGCAGCCCTCCGTGGTTTTTTGTTTACGCATTATGCGCCGGGCATATCGCCGGGCGGCACCTCTGCCGCCTCGGCCTTTGCCTCCTGCTTGTCCTCCTGTTCCCACTTCCGTTCCCGGTTGCGGTCTTTGGTGGTCTTAATCCAGCCCATAATGCCGCACTCTCCGCCAAGGGTGGCAAAAACGCAGGTAATCAAGGTGTCCGGCACCGTGCCGTACACCTTGAAAAGCTGTATCATAACGATGGTGAACACCAGCAGAGAAACGCCGACGATCACCAAGATCAAATCCATAACCTTGATGTTCCGGCGTTCCTTTTTCTCTGCGGCGTTTTCAACACTTTCAACGCTATTCTTCACATTCCTGCGCCCCCTTACATACCGATCTGCTTAAACAGATAGCCAAGCACAACGCCCACAATCGCCGTGGCAATGTAGCCCATGACCTTGCGCCACTTCTCGCCGTCGCGGCCCTCCAACGCTTCCAGCCGTTTGCCCTGCTTTTCCTGCTCTTTCAGCATACTTTGCATACTCACGGCCAGCTTTTCCACGCTGGTTGCCAACGCGCCGATCTGACGCACACTGTCCTCCAAAATGCCAATGCGTGTGTCCTGCCGCTTGTTCTCCTCCTCCAAGCGGCGGCGGAACTCCTCATGCTCCGCCCGTGTGATAGGGTTCTCCATCGTCCTCTCCTCCTTGTTCTGCCCAGTCCGGCCACTCGTCGCCGCCTATGGCGTCGCGGTATGCCTTGTCGGCCTGCGCAATCTCGTCACGCCCGGTCACAGTGTCACCCAGCTCTGCAAGCCGGGTTGCCATGATCTTGATAACCCGTGCCTGCATTTCCGTCACCGTTTCCAGCTCCGCTATGATCTGCAAATGGCTCATGCTGTGCCTCCTCTCGCAGTTGTTTTTGTTTGGCCTTTTCCAGTTCCGCCCGGTAAATCTCGTTCAGCCGCCACCGCAGGCTTGCGCTCTCCGTGTGCTTTAGCAGCCCCCTAATGCTGGCAATGCGCCGGTAAAAGTCCTGCCGTGTCATATCGCCAGCAGCATACAAAGCACTGATCTTGCGCACCTCCCGCTTTATGCGGCGCACGGTGCTTTTCCGCAGCTTCATGTGGGTGGGCCATATCCGCACACCAACAAATTCAACCCCTTGGCGCACCGGGCGTATGCTGGTCTTGCTGTTCAAATCAAGCGCCAGCTCCTCCCGCAAGAAAGTTTCCACCGCCGCTTTCCAGCGGTGCAAGGTTTCCTTGTCCTGCCCCAAGATGATTACATCGTCCATGTAGCGGATATAGTAATGAATTTTCAGCCTGTGCTTGCAATACTGGTCAAGCTCGTTTAAGTAGATGTTCGCAAATAGCTGGCTCGTCAGGTTGCCTATCGGCATACCCACTTCGTACAGCCATTCTTCCGGCGGCGTGTCCTGCGGTGTCCGCCAGCGCGGCAGGCCGAACGGCTCTGCTCTGCTGTTCACCACGCCCCGTATAAACGCCATCATGGCTGGGTCTTTCACCCGCCGCTCCAAGATCGCCAGCAGCTTTTCGTGGCTCACCCGGTAAAAGTATTTGCTTATGTCCAGTTTCAGGCAGTACCAGCCCGGCCCCGGCTTGCGCTGCACTTGGCACATCCAGTATTGCAGGCGCTTGGCGGCCTTATGGCTGCCCTTGCCCTTTCGGCAAGCGTAGGAATCCTCAATAAAAAGCCTGTCATAGATCGGATTCAAATACAGGTACAGGCTCCATTGCACAATTCTGTCCGGGTAGTCCAGCGCCATCACCAGCCGCTTCTTGGGCACATACACCCACAGCTTGCGGTACGGCCCCAGCACATAGCTGCCGTTCATCATACCTTGCTGTATGACGAACAAATTATCTTCGAGCCGCGCGGTAAAATTCAAAACCTCGGCGCGGTATCGCTTGCCCTTGCGGGCGTTCCTGTCAGCCTCAATCAGCCAACCAAAATTGCACACCACCGGCCAAGCGTTTTGAATCACCGTCATTTCTTGCTGACAGTGTTTCATCCAACGATCTCTCCAAGCCATGTGTGGCGTTTCCGCCTCCACGGCAATACAAATTTTTTCCCGCCCTGTCTAAGCGGGAACGGAAACAGGCCCCTTTTAGTCTGCACTTCCTGCTGTACCCCGTAGGCCACAGCCCCCTTGCGGCGCAGAACCACCGCCCTAAATTGGCATTTAACAGACGAAAAGCGGAACGGCCCCCGATGTTGCCGTTGGCATTAGAGCGCGGGTTGTTCAGGTTGGAATTGAACACCCCGGCGTTGCCGCCATTGTTCCAGTTGCCACCGCGAATCAGGCACCGTAAATGGCCCGTTCCCAAAGAAAAACGGCTACTTTTTCACGCTGGCAATATACTTGCCCAGCAAGCAGCCGATTTCTGTATTGTACCTTGCCCATGTTTCGTACTGGTGCATGGACAGCGGCGGGGCAAACTTCGCACCGCAAAGGTCTTTGTCTGCCGCCATCCTCACCAGATTGCGCAGCCATTCCAGTTCAACATCAAGCTCCTGCGCGGTAGTCTTGCGGTAGTATTTCTTTTCCAGCTCAACGGCCAAATGGTACATTTTCAGCATGGAAACCCGCATATCATCCGCAAGGTCACGATCTTTCCGGCTAAAATTCTTGGTCAGCGGCCTGCCGTACTTCATCATTTCCCCGATCTTCTCTTTCAAGCGGAACGGTTCATAGCTGCCCGGCGCGGGCATTTCGCTCTGCATAGCTCGTTCACCTCCTCCAAAATTTCCCCAAACCCACCCGGCGCATTGCGCCTGCCAAAAAGCCCTAAAAAATTTGCCCGCGCACAGCGCGGGGTGTTGTTCCCGTTGCTGTGCGTGGGCTTGTCCTGTTGTCCGCCGCGCTATCGCTTGGCGGTCAGTGTTTCAGGGCGCAGTGTACAGTTATTCGTAAAAAGCGGAACGGCCCCCGATGTAGCCGTTGGCACTGGAGCGCGGGTGGGCCAGGTCGGAAAGGAGCACCCCAGCGCTGCCGCCACTGTACCAGTGGCCACCGCGAATCAGGCACCGCTCGGCCTCGGCGTTGTTGATGTAGAAATAGTCGCCGCCGTAGGTAGCGTCAATGCCGTCACCCGTCAGCGCCGCGTCGGGCAGCATGGCAAGCGCCTGAAGCAGCAACTTGGCCGCAGCGCCAATGCTGCTGTCACAGGTAACATCCTTGAAACTGCAACCGTTCGCGCCGGTGGTGTGGGCAATGGTGGTGCTGTAAGTCCATTTGCCGCTGATAAAGTCCAGCTTCACGGTGCCCTGCGTGGTGCCGTTGCCGTCCGGGGCCACCAGCTCGCCGGTGGCGGCGGAAATAGCTTTCCACGCGGCGCTGCTGGCGCTCATGTCACAGGTGGGCGCGGCGGCGTTGTTGTCCGCGATCACCTGCACCTCGCCTTTCACAAGGCGCAGTCCAGCGCACCACTCCCACACATTGCCGTTCAAATCCCAAATACCCTCCAAGGTGCCGTCATGGCTCCAAGTAACAGGGCCGGTGCCGGTGGCAACGCGCCCGGTCTTGTCGTTGTCCTTGCTGGTGGGGATTGCGCGGTACAGGCTTTCGCGTGTGTCCTTGCCGTAGTTGTTGTTGCCGTAGGGTTCCTTGCCCGCCTTGTGGCACCACAGGGCAATGGCTGCCCACTCCGCGCAGGTGATCTCATGGAACTTGCCGCCCTTGGCGCGGTTGTAGCTCACAAAGGTATCAAGGCCCGCCGTGTTGGCCGGGTTCTCGCCGGGCAGGCTGTACGCTCTGCCGTTGTAGTGGCTTGTCTGATACTTGCCCACCCAAAAGCCGTCGATCTCCACGCCGTTCACCCTGAACGCTGGGTGTACGCTGGTGTCGGCGGTAGAAAGCACATCACACAGGCGGAATTTCGGAATGAACACCATAATGCTCGGCATTTCCTTGTCGTCGTACTTCATGGCGTTGTTGGGGCAAACGCTTTTCAGGGCCAGTTCAGCCATATCAAAATTAGCCATAGGTTCGTCCTCCTTTATCAGTGAATCATAATGCCATCAATGGCAAACAGGTACAGGGTCACATCCTCGGTGTCCAGCGGCTCCGGGGTTCTGGTCACGGTTTCACGGCTCATGCCCTCGGTGTTCTCACCGTTCTCGGCCTGCGCGTCGGTTTCCTGTGCCGTGGTCACGGTTTCGGTGTACTTCCGCGCGGGGATTTCCACCTGTGCCGCGTAGTACAGGCCGCGCCCGGTGGTCAAATAGCCCTCGCTGTCCACCATAATCTCGCGGGTCACTGTGTCGTCCTGCTGGTAGCGGGCAAGGTCAAGGGTCAGCGCACCGTCCGCAAAGTCCAGCTTTGTGCCGGTCAGGTTGTAGTTGATCTTCTTGCCCTCGTTTTTCTCAATGATTTTCATGCTCTTATCCTCCTGTTACTCGGTGGGTGCCGGGTCGGTCATGCCGCCCGTCACTCTGATCTGCACTTTCACGCCGCCGCTGTACGCCAGCACTGTTACCTCCACGCCGTAATTGGTGCTTTCGCGCAGCTGCGCAAGGGCAATGGTGGTGGGCGTGTTGTTAAACGGCCACTTGCTGCCGGTCTGCGCCAGCGTGGCCGTGTGCATCTCGTCGGCGTAGTTATAACCGTCCTGCACCGCCTTAAACTGCATAATTGCCCCGGCAAGGGTCATGTCGGAAATGCCCAGCTCCATATTGTTAAAATGCTGCTGGTCAAGCAAGGTGCCCTGCTGGATAACCTCGCCGCTCTGGTCAGTTACATGGTCTTTCCAATAACTGCGGTCATAAGCCATGGGTTTGTCCTCCTCTCTTTTACTCCTCGGTTTCGATCAGCGGGAATGTAAAGCGCAGCAGCGCCACATTCAGGCTGGTGCGTTTCAGGCTGATACTCTGCTGCCCGGCCAGTGCGCCGTTGATGTCGTACACCCTTACGCCCGTGATCGTGTCGGCCTGCCCAAAATTCGGTACATTCACAAACACGACCACATTCGTGCCGATGATCTCCTTGCTGTTCACGGTGCCGGTCTGCCATGCCCCGCCGTTCAACTGGTATTGGAACCTGTCAACGCTGCGCAGCAGTTCTTCCCGTCGGTCATTCAGAAATTTGTCGGTAAAAAACGCCATGTTCGGTTTTCCTCCTTTCCCGGTTGTTTATGGCATCGTACCGCAGCGGTCTTGCCCGCTGGCGGACGGTACGGCTGTAAATGCTTCGGCGGCCTCCACGCCGCCCTTGCTCCCGTGCAGCTCTGCACGGATAGAATAGCCCGCCGTTCCTTGGTACATAAACAGCGGGTTTTGCTTTCCGTACTGGCCGTTAGCCTTTTCAGTTTCCATGCTGTGCCTCCTCCGGCAATGTGCCTGCAAATTCAGGGCTTGCGGTGTAGCCGGTTGCAACTCCACCGCTCCGCAGCGCCCCGCAAACTGAATAGCCCACCGTCGCCGGAACGGGCAGTGTGCCGGTAAACTCCGGGCTTACAGCAAACGCTCCCGGCTGGCCGCCTGTCAACAGCGCATGGTGTGCCGTATAACCCAAAGTGGCAGGCATCCACCACACGCCGCAGTAGATCGTGCCGCACTCCGGCACGGTGTATGCCCACTTGTCAACCCTGCACCCGGTAGCCAGCGTGTGGCGCACCATGTAGCTAAGGCTTTCAAGGTGGGCGCTCCACCGTTTCGCGGTAATAAGGCGGCGCTCCATTTCCGCCGGGCTGTAAATAATGGCCGGGTGTTCCTCCGTTGTGTCTGTCACATTGATATACAGGCGGAAAGTGCCCGGCTGCCCGCCGTACTCGAACCATTCTTCCAGCATAGTGCCGGGGTAAATGGCGTCGGCTTGCAGCTTTACCGCGCCCACAGTGCCCATTAGGCGGCGTACCGTCAGGGCTGTCTTGATAATGCGGCGCTTTTGCTCTACGCTGTACCCGGTGTCGTACCAGTCCACTTTCCAGTTGATCGCCAGCGCGTCAAGCACGGGTTCGGTGGCGGTGTCAAGGCTTGTGTAAATTTGGCTGTCGTCGATATAGCGCAGCGTTCTTTCGTGCAGCACACCCACTGCCTCGCTAAGCGCCCGCACCCAGTCCTGCCCGGCAACCACGCGGGGCACAGCGTCCACAAGGCGGGCGTCCCGCAGGTCTTTAATCATCTTCCAGCCCTCCGTATGTCACGGTCTGCCCGGTGCATTTCGGCAGTTGCGTTCTGCCTACCACAATATCCGCCGGGGCGGTCAGCTTCACACGCTTGGCTCCTGCCTCGCGTATTTTGGCGATCAGCTCCGTGGGGTTAATATCTCGCCCAAGGTGCCGCTGCCAGCTTTGGTAGCTCTGCACCGCCGCCGTCACCTTTTCCTGTATGGTTCCGGCACTGCGCTGGTCGCCGTCGCCAATCCAGTAGGTAAACGCTATGTTGTATGGCACCTCCTCCGGCTCCACGCACACCACCTTGTCGCACAGCGGGCGCAGGTTCTCGCCGCTGATATACTCAGCCAGCTCCTCCCGCTCCGTGGCGTTCGGCAGCCGCCCGCCCTCCATCACAAAGTAAATGGCAATCACACACGGCTCCGGGCTGGTGATCTGCACATCCGTCACATCACTGCGCCATTCCCGCACATGGTATTCGTAGGCGTCGCGCGGCCCGGCGCAGCTAAACCGGCTCGGTGCCAAATAGGCCCTCTCGGTCAGGCTGTCGTCGTCCTCCACATCAAGGCCGCCGGTGCTTTCGTCCACATTGCTCACACTGGCTATGTACGGGATGGGGTCAACAAGGATGTTGATTTCCCCGGCCAGTATGCCGCTGCTCTCCGCTCCGGCCTCCTCCGCCTGCACGATGGTGTCCACATAGGTTGAGCCGGGCGGTATCTCCGCATAGTCCAGCGTATTAAAATACCGCCCGCCCTGCGTTTTCACCCGCGTACCGGCGGGCACTGCCACGGTGTCGGCTCGTGCCTCTGCCAGCAAAAAGCGTTCCTTGGCCGTGGCCTTTTTGCTTTCCTGCCGTGTCAGCCCCAACAGCGCAACCAGCGCGTCCAGTGCCTCGCCGGTGCTGGTTTTCAAAAGCTCTGCCTGTCCCTTAATGTCTGCGTACTGCATGGTTTGATATTCGATCAGGGCAAACGCTTTCAGCAGCAGGGTCTTGGCGTCAGCCTCCCCAAGCACCAGTTCCTTGCCGGTCTGCTCCCGGTAAATCCGGGCGTACTCGGCCTTTAACTGCTCCTCGGTTTCCTGCAGGGTCATGTTTTCAATAAAACTGATCTGTGGCACATTCGCCAGTTCACTGATATTAGACAAGATCAATCACCACCTTTGGGGTCATGTTGCCGTCGTGAGCTTTGCTGTCCGTCCATTCAACGCGCACCACCCGCGCCCTCGGCTCATACATCTTGGTTTTGCGCACATACTCCGCCGCAAGCAGCGCTTGGGCGCTCTCCTGCGGGTAGTCGGTTGTGCTTATGTCAATGCCAAAATCCCGGTCTAAAGCCTGCTCCCCGGTGTGGGTGCCATACAGCACTTGCAGGTTGCGGTAAACCTCCTGCGCTTCGCTGTCGTCCACCGTACCGGCGGCAATCTCAATAACCGGGCTGTCTGCCAAAATCACACCCAGCCCTCCTTACAGGTATTCTTCAATGGTCAGGCTCACTTTACATTCCACCAGCACACCGCCTTGCAGCACGGCGTCCCATGTTTCGCTTATGTCCGTGATCTTGAACGGGTAGGGCGAAAGCGGAACCCCGCCCACCACAAACCAGTCCACGGCGCTGCTCTCCGCCATACGCTGGAAATAATCAAGCGTACTGCGCGGGGGCACACCGTCCTGCGCCCGCAGTAAAAGGTCGAATGTATAGCTTTTCAGTTTCGGGCCTACCCACTCACTGCGGGCCTTGCCGCCCACGACTTCGTGTGTTGCCCAGTCGCTCCCCGTGCTGCCTTTCAGGTTGCTTGGGGTAAAAATCTTTGTGTGGCTCACGGTGAACACGCGGCCCATAAAACTGCCTATTGCCATCTGGCACCTCCTTACGGTAACGGCTGGCTGCTCTCGCTGCCCGGTGCGGCGCTGGTGTGCTTGTGCTGTACAAGGCTGATACTCTGCACTTTCACATCACCGCTGGCACCCTCGGCGTTCAAGATCGGCGCACTAACTTCAACCTTGGTCGGGCTGGTAATGCTTATGTCGCCGCCCGCGCTGATCGTAATGCTGGCCCCGTTTATGTTAAGGGTCACATCCCCGGTCACATTGCGGGTCACGGTGCCCGTTATGGTCTGCAACACATCCCCGGTCACGGTTTGTTCCAAGTTGCCCGTCAAGGTCTGCTTTACATCCCCGGTCACTTCCTGTTCCACATTGTCAAGGTATTCTTGCTTGGTGGTGCCCTTGCGCTTTTCCTCGCTGTCGCCGCCAATATTAAACTTGAAGTCGCCGCCCGCCGATATGCTCATAGCGCCGGTGGCCTCCAAGCTCATAAAGGTGCCCGCTTCAATGGCTACGGTGGTTCCGGCCACAATGCCCATGCCCGTTTTGGCCTGTATGCTGGCGCTGGCACCGCTGCTTTTTAGCTGCAACTGCCCGCCCGCAATCACGCTTACCGGGCCTTTTGCCTCGTCGAAAATTTCACCGTTGCAGGTGCGCCCGGTGCGCTTGTCCACATACTGCGTGTACACGCCTGTGTTCTCGTCGTACCGGCTGTACGCCTGCCCCTTGCGGCTGGTGCCGTATTCCTTGCGGTACAGGCCCTTGTACCCCTCCGCCGGTTTGTTGGTTTTGTTCCAAACTGTGCCGGTGGTGGTGCCCGCCGCCGTGCCGTTGCTGTTGTGGGCAACGCTCACGACCTGCCCCACGCAGGGCATTTTGTATTCGCCGTTGCTCATGGCGTTTATCTGCCGTGTCACGCTCTTGCCCCGGTCAAAGTAGGTCACTTCGTAAGTTCCGGCCTCGTAGTCAATGGCACTCACGCGCCCGGTTCTGTTGGTGCTTGCCAATGCTGCGCCTCCTCACTTCGTCGTAATCCCGCCGCCGTTGCAATAGCTGGCTGGCACCCAGCCGGTAACATTCTTGCCCACGGGCAGCTTGCCGCACCTTGCGGCGGTGTTGGTAATGCGGTATCGGTTATTCACCAAAATACCGTCATAGAAATAGAATGTGCCGCTCTTGTAGCAGCTCGGCTTCGGGGCAACGCTTGTGTAATAGAACGGTGCCTTGGTCAGTGTCACCGCCGCGCCCGCCGTTGCGCCCGCCGCCGCGCTGGCCGCATTGGCCGCCGGGCTGGTGGTTTCGTAGGCGCTGTTGTAGCTTTCGCTGCTGCTATCCTCGCTTTGGTGGTATTCGATATGTCCGCCCACATCCCAGTAATGGAACGGGTCAAAAATACCGCTGCACTCAAAGCTGGTCACAAAGCCGCCGCTCTTGGTGTACTTGTGCGTCACCTTGTCCACAAAGTATTTGCCGTTGATTCCTCCGTTCAGGCCATCCCCGTACCCGGTCAGGCGCAGGTTGTTTCCGGCGCTCACGCCCCAGTTGCCCATAACGGAAAATTTCAGCTTCACTCTGCCGTGGTTGGCATTGTTGATCTCGGCGCAAAGCTGTACGCTTGCGTCAAAAACGCTGGTGGCACGGCGGTTCACATTCTTGGTGTGGTTTCCGCCGCCCACGCTGCACACAATGTCCAAGTCCTTGTCGGCGTCGGTGTAGGTAAAATACCCGCCCGTATAGGTGCCGGACAGGGTCGTGTTGTAGCTCAAACTGCCGGGTATAATGTTCGTACGGTCAAAGTCCTGCACGGCTCGTTTTCCCTTGTAGCGCTCCCGGTCATATACCCACAGCCGCTTTGCGTACACTTTTAAGATCAGACCGTAGTTTTTGCAAAGGGTGTTGTAGTAGCTGCTGTCGGTGCCGTCCTGCTCGTCGCACTCTATGTCGTAATCGTCTGCGTCATAGGTGAACCCCAGCCCGTACCGCCCGGCAATGCTTTCCCCAATTCGCTTTATGGAGGTGTTCTTCCAAATGGTTTCCCGCTCCAACTCGCTAAAATCGGTGTCGCTCGGCTTGCTCACGCCGCCCACCTGTAAAGTGGTCGGCGCGTCTTGGTAGGCTACATCGTCAAGGATAAATAGCCCGCACTCCATCACATGGGTGTCACCGGGGCCGTTCCAATCCCGCCCGATAATGCGCGGGCGCAGCGTCGCGCCCTCCTCCGGCAGCCAGCCGTGCAGCCATTTACTGTCCTGTGCGTCCAGCGTAATGTCTATGCTGTCGCTGTCGTCGGCGGCATTGTCAACATAGGTCAGGCTCTCGATCTCCGCGCCTACCTGCCCGGCAAAGGGGGCATTGTTGTAGGTTACATCCAATTCAACCCGTCTGCCGTTATTCATAGCTTGCCTCGTACTTCCACGGTGGCAGCAGTCCGTCGCGCTCCTCCTCCAAAACCGGGGTGGCAAGCACCACCCCGGCCTCAAAAAGGAAAGTGTCGATCTGCTGCGGGTTGGCCGCCATCAGAATGTCCGCATGGTATTCACTGCCGTACACCTGCTTTGCAATCACATCCCAAGTGTCACCGCTCTTTGTTGTGTATGCCATATCGTTTCTCCTGTCAGTAGGCCGTCCGCGCCTTTCGGCGCATCATTTGTTCGTACCAAAGTTCAAACCGCTGCTGCGCGTCGTCCAAAACGCTTTCCAGTACAGCCCGGTCAGCGTTTCCCTGCACGACGATCTGCGGCGCAAATACAACCTGCCCGCCGCCGTCCGGGGTTCCGCTGCCGCCCTGTTCCGGCTGCGGCTTGCCGGTGTCGATCTCTTGCAGCTCCACAGCGTTGTTACCCTGCGTCGCCTCAATCGTCGCCAGCTCCACCGCACCGCCGCCGTCGGCATACGGTACACCTGCCGCCACGGCGGCCTGCTCTCCGCTTACCCCCAGCATACGGCCCGCCTGCGTCCAAGTGTTGATGTTGTCGCTGCGTACTCCGCGCTGGAAACTGATTACCGCCTCGGTTCCGGCTTCACCGGCGATAGAAACACCGTCCGTAAAGCCGCCCCTTGCCAGCATGGGCAGGGTGGGTATATTGACGGAAAAGCTCTTGCCGCCAAGTATGGGCACCCATTTCGGGATAGTCAGGCCCAAACCCTTAATGCCGGAAATCGCCTTGTTGATGATCGCAATAACGGCGTTCAGCGGTGCTTTGCACAGCGCTACCAGTCCGTCGAAAGCAGAACCGAAAATCTGCTTGATTCCCTCCCACGCTTGGCTCCAACTGCCGGAGAACACCCCGGTAATAAAAGTAATCAAGCCTTGGAAGAAACCTTGAATCGCACTCATAACTGCGCTGATTCCCGCACTGAACGCTTCAAACCCGGCCAGCAGTGCGGGCACAACCACGCTGCCAATGGTCATAATCACGGTAATAATTCCCTGTATGATCGGCATTGCCGCCTGAATGGCGCTGCCAATGATCTGCATACCCGTCATAACCGCACTGCCAATATTGGAAATTATGCTGGCTATCGTCGGCGCTGCCGCCGTAAAGGTCTGCAAAATAATGGGCAGCACCGTACCCGTGATAAAGGTAAATACATCCTGTATGATCGGCTTGACCGTGCCCGTCGCAAAGGTCACGATTTGCCCAACCACACCCATGATGGATTGCAGGATAGTCACCACGCCGCCAAAGGCTGCGCCTGCGTTTTCACCAAACAGGTTTGTGATCGTGTTCTGCAGGGGGGCCAGCGCAGCGGCAACGCCGCCCTCGCTGAAAAGCCCTGTCACAAAGTCGGCCACGCCTTGCAGTTTGCCGGTGAACACATCAAATACCTGCCCGCCGGTTTCACCAAACACATTCACGACTATGCCGCGTATGTCCTCCAAGTGGTCGCCCAAAATGCTTACCACGGCAATAATGCCGCTGATCGCAGCAATTACCGGGGCTGCCCCGGCAAACAGGCTGCCAAAGCCTCCTGCTACCGGCCCCCAAACGCTGCCCAGCAGTCCGGCCCCGGCCCCGGCAAAGTTGCCCAGCGCACCCAAGGCGTTAGAGCCAACGCTCACCACGCCCTTTGCCACGCCGCCAACCTTGCCCGCTGCGCCGCCGACCGCCTGCCCCCCGCCGCTGTTCGCTACGGTGGAGATCACATTCCCGGCTTTTCCGGCCACCCAGCCAGCACCGTTCTGTGCAAGCCCCTTGGCACCGCTCACAAGGTTGGTCAAACCCAAGCCCTCCGGCCCCGCAATGCCCGCAAGGATTTCTTTGCTCACACTAATGGTGCCCTTGCCGAAACCTACGATCTTGCTGCCGATGGTGGTATTCGCCACATTCCCGGCTGCCGCGCGGATTCCGCCAAAATACTGCCCTATGGGGCTGCTCGTCACAGCGTTTTTTGCCATACCCAGCAGTCCGCCGCCTTGCTTTGCGTCGGTGATCTGCCCGGCCACGCCCATAAGGCCCTGCATAAACTTGTAGTCGGTGCCCTTTTGGTTGGTCAGCGTTCCACGGTTTTTAATGCCAAAGTAAGCACCAATGGCGCTGTTCTCCAACCGCTGCATAAAGCTGCCGCTCCCGTTACTGGTAACGGCTCCCCACTGCGTCCGTGTCATGTTGGAGTTTGCCATTGTCGCGCCAACGCCTGCGGCCTCGGCCACATTGCTGATCGTGCCAACGGCATTGCCCGCAAACTTCTGTCCGCCGGTGAACAAACTGCCCACCGCGCCCAGCAGGCCGCCGCTTCTCTCGCTGCCGCCCGCCGCCACGCCAAGCCCGCCGCTCTCACCAAACAGCAGGCTCCCGGCTCCCTCCAAAAGATTCCCGGCCAGCGGCGCAAACTTCATGGCCGCAAAGGTTCCGGCCAACCCGCCAAGGATTCCGGCCACCTGCGGCCCGTTGTCTGCTACATAGTCCAGCGTCTTTTGCACATATGGCAGGGCTGCTTGCAGCGCGTCGCCCAGCTTGGAAATACCAGCGCTCAACAGGTCGGCCAGCGTTCCGGCCAGCGTTTGCAGCTGCGGCATATCCTTACGCACACCGTTCATCAGGTCGATCACAGCCAGCGACAAGGTTTTCTTCACGGGCAAAAACTCCGTGCCAATGTCCTGCTTTAGCGCTGTCACGGAGTTTTTCACCATCGTGTCAATGCTTTCGCTGGTGCTGGCCTGAATAATAAACTCCCGCTCCATACTGCCGGTGTACAGGCTTGGGTCGCTCACCATTGCAAGCGCCTTTTCGTAAGCGCCTAAATTGTTTGTGATCTTTGCGCCGCCCTCAATGGCCCACTGCCCAAACAGGGTGCTAAGTGCAGCAACCTTGCGTTCGTCCGGCATATCCTGCAAAGCGGTAAAAACTTCTTTCAAGGTGCCCACGCCGTCGGTCTGCATACTCTTGGCTATGCCCTCGGCGGTAAAGCCCAGCTCCTCCCACATTTCCTTTTGGGCCTTGGTAGCGTTGCTGCCCTTGCTCAAATTGGTGTAAATGCGGGAAATGCTCGTGCCTACCCGGTCAGTGGCAACGCCGGTAGCCTGCATGGCCGTTGCCATAGCGGCAGTAGCCGCCGGGTCAACGCCTGCAATCTGGCCCATCGACGCCGCGCTGTTCACGCTCTGTGCAATTTCTCCTGCCGTGGTTGCGTTATGGGCACCAAGGTAGTTGATTTGGTCTAACAGGGTCATAACCCGTTTGTGGTCAAAGTTGAAGCTGGCCTCCCACTTTGCCACATAGTTGCCGGCGGTCTGGTCGTCCAAGTCCATAGCCGTTGCGGCCACAGCAGTATCACGCAGATACCCCGTTGTTAGCTGCTTGTCTACCCCAATTCCCGATTGGCCCAGCGCGGCGCTCATGGCCGTTAGCTGGTCGGTGGTTCGCGGTATGTCGGTACTAAGGTCTTGGATATAGGTTTTCAGTGCGCCGTAGTTCTGCTTAAAGGTCTTGCCGTTGTCGGCAATCGCGTCACTCACCGCACCGCTGGCGTCCGCCAAGCCGTCCACATAGCGCACCACGGGGGCCATGGCGCTTTCAAGCGCCTGCGCCTCCTTGGTGCAGCCCGCAATGCCCACCGCTGCGGCGGTGGCAACCGCGCCCATAGTGGCAAGGCCGACGGTGCCAATGTTGCTTATGCTCTTGGTTAAACTGCCAATTTTGCTTTGTGTACCGTTGATCGCCGCCGTCAGGCTTTTGTCCATCCGGCCCGCAATCTTGATACTAAGCTCTAATGTTTTGCTCGTCGCCATTCCTCCGCCACCTCGTCGTTCAGCTTGGCGAACTCACGGGTCGGCAAATTCAGGTAAAAATCAACGCCTGTCCGCGTCACAGCAGCAAGGCGTATGGCGGCCTTGCGTAATGCTTTCGCGCCGCCCTTTACTCGAAAAAACCCGCGTCGTTCACGGCGTTTTTAATTTTCAGCACTTCGTACAGCGGCAGCCCGGTAAAGAACTCCTCCGGCAAGCCCGTTGCCATTCCGGCAAGGATACAGGCGTACAGGTAGTTGTAGCTGGTATCCGTCACCATAAAGCCCGCGCGGGTCAGGCGGTTTTCCGCTGCGCTCTCGTTCAGGCTGTTCAGGTCGGCAACGCCGTTCAGGTCAATCTCCGTGTACTGCTTGCCCTCAAAGTAGTAGGGCTTTTCCAGCCGCATAATGTGGTTCTCGGTGTTGCTGTCCACATTCATGTACCCCATCACCATGCCGTAGATTCTGCGGGAAACGCCGCGCGGTGCCAACTTGAAAAACTCAATCGGCAGGCCGGTGGCCTTGGCAGCCAAAATGCGCACAAAGGCGGTGGTGGTTTCGCACAGCAGCATGGCGGCAGGCTCCCGCTCGTTGAAAAGCTGCCGCTGCGCGTTGATCGCGTCCTGCACGGTCAGCTTGTCCAGCCCGGCAAGGTCGATCTCCGCATACTCCTTGCCCTCAAAAACATAAAGGCGGTTCAGCTTCAAAAGGTACTGGTTTTCGGTCTTAGGTGCCGTCGCCTCGGTTTTCTCCTCGGTTGCCACGGTCATATTCTTTTCTTCTGCCATAATGTACAGCTCCCTTTCAGTGTGTCAGTGCTTCTCAAAAATAAAAGCATACCCGCCTCCGGCTCATTCCGGGGGCGGGTTCATGCTCTTGGGGTTGTTTGGGTTAGATCAGGCTGCGCACCTTTGCCAGCATATCCACACCCTTGACCTTGTAAACGCCGTTCAGCTTGTCGATTTCGATAAGCTGCTCACCGTCAACCTCGATCATAATGTAGGTCAGCTCCAGCGTAACGGTGGCCTCCATGCCCTCGCTTTTCTCGATCTTGCCGGGCTTGAACTTCTTCACGCGGCCCATCTCGACCACGCGCAGGCCCTTAAAGTCATAGCCGCCGGTCTTGTCGTACACCTGCTGCGCCGCGCGGAAAGTCAGGTTCACCACGGTCAGGGGGTTCAGCATATCAACGGCGCTGGAATACAGCGTGTTAAACTGCACCTCCTGTTCAAAGCTCTCCCACTGTCCGATGGTGGGGGAATCGATCTCGCCGCCAACACCAAAGCCCTCCACGGTGCCGGTTTTCATGTTCACTTCCGGCAGGTCAACGCTGGCGGCAACGCCGATCATCCGCGTACCGTCAAGGTAGGCGTTCGCGTCATTGATCTTCTCCGGGATATAGTTGTTGCTAATCATAGCTCTGTACCTCCTTTATCAGCTCAAAGCCGTGGTCAGTGCGTCCGGGTCAAACTCGATAACATCCTCGATGTCCTCCGCCGGGGTGTAGGGGGTGATGTACTGGTGGAAAGTGATCTTGCCATCCAGCAGGTCGGCAGTGGTGTTCTCCGCCTCGTCGTAGATCACCTCATAGCGGGCGCACACGCCACGGGCCACAAAGCCGTTGCCGCGCACATTCTCGCTGTCCACAATAGCCTCGATCAACCGCTTGTTGGCGGGGCTGTCCACCTTGGAAAAGTAGGTCAGGATAAAGCTGTTCGCCGCCCAAGAAAGGAAGCGCCGCACACTGAACCATCTGTCTTTCGGGTCGGTATTGCCGGGGTATGCGGCGGTGTTGTTGCCCCACAGGCGGAAACCGCTCATGTTCAGGAAAGTGGCAACGCCAAAGCCGTTCACGGTGTTGGCCTGCTCTTGGTCAAGCACAACCTCGGTGCCGTCCGCAAGGCAGGCGGCGCTGATCGCCAGCGTCTTGTTGGACGGGCTTACATTCGGGGTGTCTGCGTTCACCGCGTCAGTGTAGGCGGTCAGGGCGGCGGCCAGTGCGCTGCCGCTGTAAACCACCTCGCCCACCTTGGCGCAGGGCCACACAGCATAGGCGTTCGCGTCGCTCACGGCCTGCGCCTCCTTGCGCTGCTTCACATCGGTGTATTTGGTAGCGCCGCTTGCAGTGCTGTCAATGTCCACAATGCACACAGCCTTGAACACGCCGTTGATCTCCTTGGTCTTGGCCTGCAGGGCGGCGGCCACGGTGGCGTCCATGCTAAAGCGCGGTGCCAGCAGAATGCCCGGCGTCATGGACAACTTGGGGTAAATCTGCCGCACCACTTCAAGGCCGGTTTCCTTGCCTGTGGCTGCGTCTACGCCGCCCACAATGTCGGCGGCCTTAACCTTGCTGGGGTCAAGTTTCTTGCCTGTCACGGTCAGGGTAGTGGCACTGGCTGCCTTGCCGCCTGCCAGCGGCACAATGTTCAGGGTGCCGTCGTTGTTAAAGCTGGCCGTGTAGTCGGTGTCGCGGGTCAGGGCAGTGCTGCCGCTTTTCACGGTCAGCTTGTCCAGCAGCACACCCACCACATCCAGCACGGCCACGCCGCTGTTCACCTGCACGGTGGTTTCGGCAATGTCTGCCGTGTGCTTGGCGGGGTCAAGCACATTGATAAGCACCAGCGGGCCGGTGCCCACAACGCTGAACGCCGCGCTGATACTCTCGCACAGGGTATAGGCGGCAAAGTCGTCATGGTAGCCCACGGCGGCCACAGCCTCCTTGTAGTTGTACGCCAGCAGCGGGGTATTCACGGCCTGCTCCGGGTGTTCCAGCATATTCACGGGCGCGGTGCCCACAACCACCTGCAAACCGGCGGTGCCGGTCACGGGGGCGGTCATACTGGTGGCCTGTTCGCTGGTATATACGCCATGTTTGTATGTAGCCATATCGGTTGTTCCTCCTTACAGTTCGTTTTTGATCTTGTTGTACAAAATGCTTTCCGCCGTTCCTGCCGTTTCCAGTGCCTTGCGCGTCTGTGCAAAGCGTTCCACCGGCACAAGCAGGTTCTTGGCCGCCGGGTGCTGCTTCACAAACTCGTCCAGCGCCGCCGGGGTGTTGCCACTGGCGTACACGGTGTACTGCCGTGCCACGCCGCGCACGCTCGGCCCGCAGTAAACGCACGGGGCCTTGTGTTCGATCTTTGCTTCGGTTTCCCCGGTGATCTCCGGGGTGGTGGCCGCCTCGGCGGCCTGCTCCTGTTTCTTGGTCATAGGTACTCCTTTAACTGTTCATCCTGCGTCATGGCAGGTGCCGTGCAGGTCAGGGTACACGCTCCAAAGTAATAGGGGTGCGTGTCGTCCTCCTGCAACGCCCAAGTGATCGGCTTCAAAACGGTAAACGCGCCGCCAAAGTAGGGGGCCTTGCATACTCGCTGGATAATGTCCTCTTTGATGTTCGCCACATCCTGCCAGCCCTCACGGTCAAGGCCGGTGTCATAGGCGCACACGATCAGGCTAAAGTCCACGGTCTGCGGGCTGTCGTCGTCCTCGATCTGTCCGCCAGTCATCCGCACCACAATGTAGGGTGCCTCGGCCTTGTCGGTGTCCACATCGGCATCATCACTCTGCGGTATGGGCAAGTCCTGCTTGTAGATTTTCAGTGCCTTGCGCCCCTCTTGGCCGCAAAACAGCTTACCCGCAAACAGTTCTTTCAGCATTTCGATCAGCGCGTCTTGGCAAAGCTGCGGGGTGCGGCCAATGTCCGCCCTCGCTGCCGTCGTTGTGTGATTTCTCATGGTGGCTCACTTCTTTCCGGCTCTCGCCAATACTCGCTCAACCTGTGCCTGCAACCGTTCTTGCAGGTATTCTTCCACGCTCGGCTCAACCTCCGGCCAAATGGTGTGGTGCATGGCGGTGGCGCTGGGGCTTCCCATTGTCACCAGCTTTTCCACATTGCCCTTGGCGTTCGTCCAGCGCTTGTACCCCTTGGCGGTGCGCGTATGGCTCGACTTGGAACCAATGCGCCGCTGCACCATACCCACATGGCCGCTGCTGAACTTCACCAAAAAGCCCTTGCTCATGCCGCCCGCGCCGGGCAGCGTTTTCATGCCGCTGGATTTTAATACCTTGGCGATCCAAACGCTCGGCCCGTCCTTAAAGTCCATTCCGGTAAAGTGCGTCGGCACCGCCGGGCAGGTCTTAAAATAGCCAAGGTAGTTGCGCATTTAGGCAATGTGCAGCTCCCCCCACAAACTGCTGTTGCTGGCTTTCTTGCGCTGCACAAGGTCTTTCAGGTGCCGCCTGCCTGCGGCGTTCACGGCGTAACGGGTCTTTGCCTTGGCAACCATCAGCTTTCGCGCCTGCCGCGCTGTGGCGTTGATCGCCACTTTGGCCGCCGCCGGGGTTTTGCGTTTCAGGTCGCCAAGCGCCTGATCTACCGTGTCCAGCCCCGCAACGGTAATGGTCAGGTTTCCGGCGCTGTAAGTAACATTGCTCACTGCCGTGTCCTCTCCATCGTCATGCGGTACACGCCGCTTTCCTCTTGGCAAAGGTTGATCGTGTAGGTGCGCTGGCTCTTGGTGCCCTTGTCAAGCACCAACTGCTTGCCAATCTTCGGCTTCGGCCCGTAGTCCTCCACCCGGATATACAGGATGGTGTGCGCCGTGTATAGGCCGGTGTCAAAGTTCTGCTTTGCCCCGGCCTCCCAATGCGCCGAATGTTCGCGCAAATCGTCGTCCTCTAAAACGATCAGCACATCTTTACCGTCAACGGTGTGGCGGTCTGCGTGTTCGTTTTCCTCAAAAAAGGCCGCGTCAATATCCGCCGCCACGCAGTCCTTGAATGCGGGCGGTGCCCACGGTGCTGCCGCCCCGCTCCCTGTATCCTGCTTTAGTTCAAACAGTGCCACGCTCTTACCTCCACAGTAAAAAGCCCCCGCCCGTCACCGGGCAGGGGGGTGCATATCAACAAACGGTGGCAACAAACCAACTGTCCACCTTGTCGGGGATGGGCAGCGGGCGGGCCTGCAATTCCAGCATACGGCGGTCAGGCTGGTGCTTCACAAAGCTGCGCAGCAGGCGGTCAGTCTGTGCCGTGACCCACTGCTGGGTGCTATCCTCAATGTAGGTGCAGGCACCATAAGCCATCATGTAGTCGGGGTGGCTGGCGATCAGCACAACCTTGTTCTCCGGCACAAGGGGCAGGGTCTTGGGGGCGGCGGGGTCAGTCCAGTCGTCCAAGTACACCTCGGCGTAGGTGTAAATGTCGATGTTGGGGCTGTTCAGGTGGCCCACATACTTCACGCCGTTGGGCAGGTCGCGCGGGTGAATAAGGCCCATTTCCACGCGGCGGTTGTCCAGCATTTTGCTGATCTTCTCGTCCGCAAGGAAATTGCGCAGCGCGGTTTTGCCCATGATTGCCATGTCCACATTGGCAAAGCCGTTTGTCAGCACCTTGTCGGCCCAGTCCTCCAAGTTGTCGCTGATCTTGGCGGCGCTCTTGCCCCACTGGGCGGTGCCGGTCAGGGTTTCGGTGTTGGTAAAGCCAAAGTCGATGATCTCATTCACGCCCTCGCCAACAACGGGAACTTGCCCGGTCACAATGGCCTGCACGGCCATCCACTCCTCGCGGCGGGTAGCAGCATCGTCCAGACGCTTATAGTCCTCGATCAGCTGCTGTGCGGCGCGTTCCTCCGGGGTCTTGCCGGAGTACAGGTCTTCGCCGGGTGCGCGCTCCAGAGCATCATTGGCGGTGGTGATCGTCAGCGGGTTGATGAGGGGCGGGGTAAAGCTCTCGGTCTTGTAGCCCTGATCGCGGAGTACCTGACCGCCCACCAGCGGATGCACGAAAGATGCCATCTGGCGGTCACCCTTCACGATGTCGATGTCCACACCCTTGGTCGGGAAGGTCTTGATGTTGCTGAAATAGGTATCAAGGAAGAAGGTATGCACCGGGGGAGTGGTGCGCACGACCTCTGCCAGATACCGGGGATCGTAAATGCTTACTTCGTTAGCCATAGCTTTTTATCCTCCTATCACTTCAGGAAAATGCCCAGGTTGCGCAGGGCAACTTCGATGTCCGCTGCTTTCACGCCCTCGGGCAGCACCAGCGCATCGGCGAAGAACTCACCCGTCAGATAAACAGGAACTTCCTCACCCGCTTCGGCACTGTCTGCGGTAATGCCGTACAGCCCGGTAACGGACAGAGGATTGCTGCCGTCCACCTTTGCGATGGGCTTCACCTCGTCACTGTCCAGCAGAACCGGGGCGTGTGCTGCAACTGCTGCGCTTGCCTTTTTGGTGGCTTTGGCAATGCCAATGGTCGCGCCGGCAAGGAAATACTCCGGCGCAGTGCTGAACGTCTTCTTTTCCAGATCCATGCTCATAGCCTTGTCCTCCTTACTTCACGCCGTTCACCTTGTGGATGGCATCCAGCAGGGCGTTGCCCTTTGCGTTCTCCGGCTCAACATCTGCGGGCGGCGGGTTGCCGATGGCGTTTGCGCCAGAGTTCTGTGCTGCGGCCTGCGCCTGTGCCAGGTAGGTCTTGCTCTGCGTCTGCTGCTTGGCCTTCATGTTGGCGATGACGGTCTTGGCATAGGATGCAGAATCCACCGGCTTGGTGAACTTGGCTTCCTCCGCCTGATCCTCGGTGCCCGGGATCGTGATGGCCTCGATTTCTTGAATGCGGGTGCGCTCTGCAACGGCGGCGTCATTCTCGATCTGCGCCACCATATCAGGGTACGCCTTGCGGAGATCATCCTTGGTCTTGATTTCCATGTCTTTTACCTCCCCATGGTCGTTGTGTTCCGGCGGTTCCGCCGGGTGGTTATTTTCAGGCCGGACGGCGGGCGGTTTAGCCTTTGCCCGGTTTCTGACAAATTCGGGTGCCTCGTTGAAAGGCAGGTGGGTGCCGACGCTGTTGACGAACAGGATGCCGTTGCGGTTCTCCACCACAGCGTCTTCCTCAGCGTCGTCCACCTCGTCCACAAAGCCGTTTTCCTTGGCTTCGTCTGCCGTCCACCAGTTTGTTTCATCCATCCACTTTGCGCACTCATCCGCATCATGGCCGGTCTTTTTGGCATACAGAGATACAATGCTCTCCCTGGTAGCATCCAGAGCTTTCAGGTAGTTCCGCATCTCGTCCGCCGTCAGATACCCGCACAGCCCCATGCTGACCGGGTGGACCATGTAGGTGCTGTCCGCTGCTGCCACCACCTTGTCGGCGTGGCAGGCAACAATGGTGGCGGCACTGGCGCACAGGCCGTCGATGTGGGCGGTCACAGTGGCAGCATTGCGGGCCAACTGATTGCCAATGGCCTGAGCTGCAAAAACATCACCTCCGCCGGAGTTGATGTACACGGTGATTTCGGTCACATCGCCCAGAGCGGCGAGATCGTCCGCAAACCGTTTCGGGGTAACTTCATCACCCCACCAGCTCGTTTCAGAAATATCGCCGTAAAGAAAAAGCTCCGCTTTCTGGCTGTCAGCCAGATTGCAGAACTTCCAGAACTTGTTATTTGTCGTCTTCGGGGTCGTCTTGGAACCGGGTTTGCCCATCGCACCCTACCTCCTTTATTTTCTCCATTTCGGACTTGCGCTGGCGCATATTTGCCCGCCAGCTTCCGCCGGTCATCTGCGCAGTTTCCTGCTCGGCAGTGCTGATTCCCTTGTCCATGCGCAGGATCGCCGCCTCGATTTCCTTCTTGGCGTCAAGGTTCGTCCGAGCAGGTCCGTTCCAGATGCAGCCCGTATAGGCTTTTGCAATGGCCGGGTCATCAAAAAAGCCCGGGGCATTGATACGCCCACGGGCTACCGCCTCGGCAAACCACTTCTCGTAAGTTGGTTGGCAGAAATCGTCTGCAAAGCTATCCCGCATCACCCCGCACGTCCTCCAAAATTCATTGAGGGAGCCTCTGGATGCAGAATAGTTGGAGCTGAATTTCTTGTACAGCACTTCACTTGGCACTTCGATTCCCGTTGCAACCTGATTCGACATTGCCGACATAAAGCCGTCGTATGTCGTGGTCGGGTGCTTCGGGTCGATCAGGTTCGCCTTTTCGCCCGGGGCGAGATCAAACACCGCCGCCGGGCCAAGGTTGATTGCCAGTTCATCGGGAGGGGTATTCGGATCAGCAGCTTTATCCTGCGGTTCTTCGCCAAACGGTGCCTGGTTCGTTTCTGCATCTCGCTGGATGAACAGCGTTGCAGACGACGAAACAATGGCCGCCGCCAGTTCCGCTTCCGTGTACCGCCCCATCTGTTTCAGAGTGGGCAATACCGGGGCAAGGATCGGAACGCCCCGCCGCTGCCCGGCGCGTTCTCTCTGCGTGATGCACAGGATGTTCGGTGCGCCAGTTGCCGGGTCGTGGGCTTCTACTCGGTTCCATGCCAGCGGCACCGGGTTGTCATATTCCAGCGGGTGCCGATTGGCGACCCAGTAAGCGATTATTTCTCCGGCCTCATTTGTTTCCACGCCCTGTACGATCTGGAACACATCTTCGCCGCCCACCTTGCAGGGTGCCAGTCGGTCCGAACGCCCAGGGCTGCACACCTGGTCCGCTTCGATCAAGCGCAGCTGCAAAGCATACGGCCAGTTCGGGCGTTCTCTGTACTGGACTGCGGCAAAAGCGTCACCGTTCATCAGAAAACTGGTGAACGCCAATGTCTGCATCCGCCAGAAATTGTCCATGCCGCTTGCATCGCAAGCCGTGCTGTCTGCCCAGAGATTAAATTCCCGGGCGATCTGCGCTTGCAGCTGGTCTGCCTGTTCTTCGGTCAGATGCAGATAATCTGCATCGACCTGCGGCGTTGGCACAAGACCAGACCCCACTACGTTGGTGCGCAAAGTCTTCAATGCGCCAGCCGCCAGAGGGATACCCATGTAAGCATCCCGGCTCCGCTTGCGCAGGGTATCAAGGTTGTCCTCGATGTCCTCTTTTGACGATCCGCCGCCGACGTGCCAGCTGCGCATGGCTCTGGACGTATGGGATGCGCCATAGTTTCCATAGCCCGTGCCGTTGTTCAGGATGGACAGGGCTGCTCTGGCCGTGGCGCGTCGATAGCCCGCAATGGGGGAAACCGCCGCGATTGCCTTATCCAGAATATTTACCATGGTTCCCACCGTCCTTACACATCATGCGGGGCGAAATGGTAGATACGGTTTCTGCCCCGCCCCTGTTCCTCCCGCTCGGCTTCTGCCACCTTGCCCTCCCAAAAGGAAATGCTTTCCCGGATTTGTTTCAGGCTGGCGCGGGTAAGCTGCATCTGCTCGATCTGGTAGCTCTGGCCGGTAGAAACTGCTTCCTCCGCCTTGAGCCACATCTCCAAATGCTGCTTTGCGATTTCTTTTGATATGATCGACATCGGTTAAATTCCTCCCGATCTTCTTCTGCGGTACTGGTGCTGCGGCTTTGCCGGGCGCGGTGCATCCTCGCCCGGGATTTCCAGGCCGGGGGGATTGCTGATTTCCAGCGCGGCGGTGGCATAGTTTCTGATGTCAAAAGCCTCATTGCGCTTCTGCGCCGGGTCTTTCAGCTCCCACCGTTCCACCTTGCGCCCGCCTTTCCAGCGGGTCACTTTATGCTCTGCGGTCAGCATCTTGAAATAAGCCTCGTCATAGCCTGCATCCTCTGCCGCCGGAAAGTGACAGTAGTTCGGGCCCTTGATAAGCACTTTCAACCGGGCAAGCACGGCATTTTTGCCGGTGTCAACGCCCAGCACAAAAAGCTCACCGCCGACGCGGTTATTCTTGGTCGGGTTTCGGATGTAGGGTACATCCATACCGCCACGGCCTTTGATTGCCCAAATGTGGCGGTCTTCCCGCTCTTTGCAAAATCTGATGACCTGATCCGGGAAATGTCCGCCGCTGTCCATGCAGGCCGCACGGATGGAAAGCTCTGTGCCATCCCGCTTCTTCCATGTGGTGGATAGGAAATCGTCAAGGTCAGCCCATACCTGGCCCCGTTTCAGGTCGCCGTAAATACGTTGGTATCGGATGCCCCAGCTTTCCTTGCCGATACCCCAGCCCACGACTTCCGCCTCAAAGCGGTTGTCTTGGGTATCAATGCCGCAAGTCAAGTAGAGAACGCCGTCGGGCACCTCGGCCTCGTAGAACTCGCGGCGGTCGATCTGGGCGGCGGTTTCTACCGTTTCGCCCGGTTCCTCCCACGGCAAACCCAGGTTCGTGTTCACGAAGACCTGCATCTTCTCGTAGTCGCCCCGGGAAGCGTCCAGATCAGCCGCAATGAATTTCTCGACGATCTCATTCCAGCCGCAGAGCGTTGACCCCATTTTGTTCATGTGGAAGCCCCGGACTTTCCGTTCAGGGTGTGCCGCCACCCACTTGCCGCGGGTGCTGTTTTTCTTCCAGCGGTATTCATTGTCCAGACAGCCGCACTCGGCACAGCGGTATTGTACGCCGCCCTCCGGCCACTTCTCCTTGTCGAACACCATGCCATCCCAAACAAAAGGCTGGTACTTGCCGCAGTTTGGGCAAGGAATGTTCCATTCCTCTTGTGTGGAAGCGTTGAACTCGTCCAGGATACGGCTGCTGGCTTTGGTGGTCGGGGTGGAAACCAGCACCGTTTTGTGATCCCAGTAGGTGGTCTGGCGTTCCTCGGCCAGCATGATCGGGTCGCCCTCTTTGCCAGCACTGGCTTTGTAGGCATCCACCTCGTCCGCCAGCAGCACCTTGATGGGGCGGCCACGGAGATCGGTCGGCGAGTTTGCGCCGATGATCGTCAGCTGTCCGCCGGGGAAATTTTTCTTGGTGATAGTGTTGCCGGAGTAGCGGCTTTTGTTGTCCACCAGCCCCCGGAGAATCGGCGTATCCCGGATCATGGTTGCCAGACGGTCTTTTGAAAAGCTCTCGCCCAGGTTCACGGTGGGCTGCACGATCATAATGGGAGCCGGGTAGTAACTCATGTAGAAGCCGACGGTGTTGAGGATCAGCCCCTCCGTTTTCCCGGCCTGGGCGCACATCATCGCCACCACCTTGCGGATATGGACATCGCCGATTGCGTCCATAATTTCCCTCTGAAAGGGGGCATTGTCGGTGTTCCACTGGCCTTTTGCCGAAGACGCTTCGGCGGACAGGCGGCGGTATTTATCCGCCCACTGGCTCAGTGTCAGGTTCGGGGGCGGTTTCAGCGTTCCCAGGACCCGCTCGAACAGCTGCAGCGTCTGCGGTTCCATGTGGATCATCGCCATTGCCGCCGCCTCCCTTTTTGACGCACTTCCGGAACGGACAGAACGCCGTGATCTCGTTCAGCCGGGTGCCCCATACACAGCCCCGGCATTTATTCTTCCTGCTCATCTTCGGCAGCCTCCCCTTCGGGTGTTTGCAGGGCAATATCGGGATCAGACAGTTCCACCAGTGCCTCTTGGATGGCCTTGCGCAGGATGTCGCTGGCATCCGCCGGGTCAGTCAGCTGGGCCATGGTATCCGCATACTTGGTCGGGATGGCTTCCAGCCTGTCCTTGAAATTTGCAAAGGCGGTCTTCAAGCCTTTCTCGATGTCCTCCGTGCGGTGGAGGTTTCCCTTGGCTTCCTCCATCTTCATCTTCTCGATCTTGCCCCGGGTTTCCTCCCGGTCCGCCCGGGCAGCGGCCAACCGGGATTGGTCGTCCTTGGTGCCGCCGGTCTTGTAGGCGACGTACTGCCGCACCACTGTTTTCAGGTTGAAAATGCCCGGGCGTTCCTCGGTCAGCACGCCTTCATCCCGTAGTTCCCTCACCCGGCGTTCTGTCAGGTTCAGGCAATCCGCGATTCCCTTAGTCGTGAACAAGGCCATCTTTGTCACCGTCCTCCGGCACTTCGCCCGTTGCTCTGATCCGCAGCAGTTCCAACCGCTGCTTTTCCAGTTCCATGCGGCGGTCGGATTCCTCCGCTGCCCGTAGCGCACCGGCAACAGCGGCAATGCGGCCCTGCGTTTTGTATAAAGCATCCTGTAACTTCAGGATTCTGGCAAAAGGGGTATCACGGCTGTACATTCCCATGGTCTGTACCTTGCCGTCTTCCTTTTTCCCCGTTTTGCCGACCTTACCCGGAACACGCATATCCAGCACGCTGGATGTTATCAATGTGTCCGGGTTCATGTCCTCGTACTCTTTGATCTTATCCAGAATCTTCAGCTCCCGCAGTTTGAGAAGTCCCATCTCATGCCGCAGGGCTTCCACGCCGTCCCGGGGTGCCGTGTCAAAGGCATCCTGTTCCGCCGGGGTGAGCTTATCAAAGAAGATTCGGGAATAGGCACCGTCTTTCTCGGCGTTCAGGTTGCCCGCCGGTGCCCCGCCGCCGCTGTTCCCCACGGCGTTTTGATTCCCGGGCTGTCCGCCCGGCTTTCTGCCGGCAGGAGCATCCCAGGCATCTTTGGACTTCCACCGCCGGACGGTATCGTACTTGAGGTGCAGATCATCCGCCAGCTGCCGAAGATTGACTTCGCCGCCCTTTTCCTTCCGGGCCATGTACTCAGCGCGGGCGGCTTCTCGCTCATCGCTTCGCCTTGCCATTTATGACCCCTCCGTTTTTTGAGCAATAAAAAATGCCCTGCCAGACATAAAGCCTGACAGAGCATCTATGTGGTGCCGCCGGTCCTGCGACACACCCGGGTATGATAAAAGCCCCTCGGTGCTGCCACCGTGGGGCTTCTTTCATAAATCCATTGTACTAATTATACCACAAAAAGCGGGACATAGTGGGACATCTTTTGCCCCAAAGGGCAGTTTCAGGGCTTGCAAATGTAAACATTCTGTGAACTGCCACCATTTTGCCGCCCTCGGCAAGATGGTTTTTAAGGTGATTCTGTTAATCTCAACAAAATCGAAACATCATTCTGTACAGTCATACAGCAGCGCACCCATCGACGCTGTACACAAAACATAGTCGTGATCCACATCGTTCAGGATGTTTATTACCGATACATAGTCGCCATACCCGTTTTCTACCAATTTATCCTGTATGGTCTTGGACGCTTCAACTGTTGTCGATACAATATTCTTCCACGCGTTTTTCTGTGCCGCATTTCCCGACTTCGCCAGCGTAGCGCACATTGCATTGCCATCCGACCAGATATAGATTGTATACCCCGAATCGTCCTTTTCCAGTTGATAGTCAGAGCCAAAACCACGCTCTAAAGCATTTTCAAGCAATGCGGTCATCTCATTCTCTGAAATTTGATGGGAAGATTCGTTTTCTTCACTTACGGCTGTGTATGGATATTCCAGATAAACATACTGCGCATTTGAATCGTCTTTTTTTCTGACCAGTTCTCCTGTAAGGCATTCACCCTCAATTCCAACTTCGTTAGATACGCCGTTCCAAAGCTGGTCTTTCATGTCCATTGTGACGGTGAAAACGTATTCTCCCTGCAATGGCCTGCTTCCATGAAATGCGTCATTGCTTTCTGCTGTTCCATTTTGCACTTTAACCGTTTCGCTTTTCTCAAAGTCATTTCCTACTAAGCTAAATCGCAGTGTCGCACCCTCCGGCAAATTGGTATGAACGACAAATATAGGGGCATCGCTTTCTCCATTTGTCTCCACATTCATTTCCACGGGGAACTGCTTTAGCTTGTACGAAGTGATTTCAACTGGAACATTGCTCTCCCACGCCTGATCCTTTTTATAATTATCCTCGCCGTCAATGGTAATGCTTTCCACCTTGTCATTTTTAGACAACGAGACCGTTTCAACTTCTTCCGTTGTTATTTCAGTAAAGCCAGCAGTCTGCAATTCAGAGATGGCATCTTCCAAAGACAGCTTTTTACAATCCGTGCTGCTGAATGGTGCCTTTGCTGGATTTTTCAACCCGCAGCCCACCATAAAGACACAACAAGCAACTGTGGTGGCAAGAGCTACGAATCTCTTACCCCCCCCCCCGGGTATTTTGAACATCATTTATAAACGCTCCTTTCAATTTTGCGTTATTTTTATTATGGCATAGTATCCATGTGCCGTCAATGCACATAATCGCCTGTGTTCATCAGGCTTTTTTGTGATTTTTGACCCCCACCCTTATTTTTCGGGCCGGAGGGGGGAAGCCCTTCAAAAAAATTGACACCTAGAAAACTTTTGGGGCTTCGGAACCCGCATTCGCCCCGCCCCGGGGGGGCAGTACCTTCCTCATCGGGGCAGCCGCGGTGCCGGACACCAGAGCGCAGGGCAACGCCCGCACACGAAACGCCGAAGCAATGACCCGGACGCTTGCCGGGATGGGCTATCAGGCCATGGACTATTGCCAGATGGATTAAACGGACACCTTGACGGGCCGCACCGCAAAGCGACCCGATCCCACCGCCCCGGCAGACCGCCGGGAATATCACGAAATCCAACACGAAAAGGAGATACACGAAATGCGTACTTACACCATCAACGAATCTGCTGCCCGCCTCTCTCACGAAATGCGTTCCTTCGACGACTACGAGAAGGGCAGCGCGACCGCGGGATACAACGCCGACGTTGCCGAGGCCGCCGCTATCCTGGAACGGGTCAAAGCCCTGTGCAGCACCGAGGCCCAGAAGGAACACGCCGAGTTTCTGTTTGACCGCTACGCCAGGACGCTGGCCGAGGCCATCAACCGAGACAACGAGATCGGCACCCGCTGCCCCAGCGTGATGATCTGCGGGGCTGGCAACTTCCCGACCCGGAAGAAGGAGAAGCAGGTCAAAGCATGGGAAGCCAATCACGAAACCTTCCGCAAGGCGGAACACTATCTCGATCTGCTCAAGACCGCCCACACCCTCACCGTCAAGAGCAATGACCCCGAGGTGCTGGACTATCTGCGGGAGAAGCTGGCCGGGCTGGAAGCCGGGCACGAAATGATGGTTTCCGCCAATGCCTACTACCGCAAAAACAAAACGCTGGACGGTTTCGAGGGCATCCCCGCCGACACTATGGCATGGATCACGAAACCGAAGGTCTACCCCGTAGGCGGGCGGAACGGCGACGGGTCCCCGCTGCAGTTCCACGGCAAGCCCTTCCCGACCTACGCCCTCAGCAACAGCAACGCCAACATCAAGCGGGTAAAGGAGCGGATCACGAAATTGGAAGCCGCCAAAGCCGCCGCCCCGGTGGAAGAAGAGCGCAGCGGCTACACCTACCGGGAAGACACCGAAGCCATGCGGGTACAGCTGATCTTCGACGGCAAGCCCGATGACGAGACCCGGGAACTGCTGAAACGAAACGGTTTCCGCTGGTCTCCCCGCAACAGCGCATGGCAGCGGCAGCTCACCGCAAACGGAAAGTATGCCGCACATCAGGTGATGGACGTTCTCGACGGCAACGCATAACACGAAATCGGACACTCTGGCAGGGCAAGCACCGTAAAGCAGCCCCGCCCCACTACCCCGGCAGCCCGCCGGGAGTATCACGAAATCCAACCTCACGAAATACGAAAAGGAGCTGTCACGAAATGAAACTGAAAGAGACCCGCATTCTGGACGCTGAGGGCGCACGTTACGCCTGCATTGTCAACGGCTACTGCACCTGCTGCGACTGCGAGGAATACGACCGCATCTTGAACGATGCAGCCGAGAGCAGCCGCAAGCCGGGCGGCATCACGGTGGACGATCTGGCCCGCATCGCCGAGGCCATCAAAGCCCACAGCGAAACGGATGACGATGTGCCCGCCATTGCCTTTGCGCTGTCCCGGCGCACTGTCTCCCACTTCACCGAAGCCTGATCCGCTGCCCACCACGAAACGCGAAAGGAAGTATTCAAGCATGAAAACCTATACCCGCCACAGCATTGCAGGATGGGACGTTTACACGGACGATGAAACCGGGCGCGTCCACCATCTCGTTGACCCAGATTCCAACGACCCGCGCACCCTGTATCCCTACATTCCCGCCGCCGGGGGTGGATGGGATAACGCCTGCGGCAGTCTGACGCTCTCCGCCCTGCGCGGCCGCATGGCACGAAACACCATCCGCTTTGCCTGATTTCTGCGCCCCGGCCACCCGCCGGGGATTTTGTGGGATTCCACACGAAATCTTTCTTGCGTTTTATTGCTTTTCTTTGCGTTTTGCCCTATCATGGTTGTAACGAGATCCAGTAACAAAAACCGACAAGGAGGTATTCTCATGTATACGATCCCTGCATTTGGCCCTTGGCCTGAACAGAACGCCGGACCCGACGAAGAAAAGCGGCTGAACAGTGCCCAGCAGAGCAAGACCAGCCCCACCAGCATTGACCGGGAACACGAAACCGGGGTTTTCTACGGCTCCGGCAAGCTGCCCTATCAGACCAGCCTTGCTGCCTGCACCTGTAACGATTTTGTGAAACGGAAAAAGCCCTGCAAGCACGTTTATCGCCTTGCTATGGAGCTTGGGATCATCCCTCTGGACTATAAGACGGGCAGGAGCAGCGGCGAACGAAACGAGGCGCAGATTAGCTTCGAGGACAGCATTGCCCTTGTGGAGCAGCTTTCCGATGCCGCACAAAAGCACATCGAGAGTATGCTCTACTACACCAGCGAGAGAGTAGACGACCGCCAGCGGGCTGTTACCTGCTATGATCTCGATCTCGCCGATGAACTGCGCACGTCGCCCCTGCTGCACGAAAATCCTTACCCCTTGGCCGAACAGCTTTCTAAGCTCTCGAAACCAGCTTTGGTAATGATCTTGGATGCCATCCACCGCGATGACAAGCCCCGCCGCAACGCCGCCAAAGACAAACTTACGGCATGGATCGCCGAAAACGTACCCATGCTGGCTTCCGAAATGCCGCCGTGTGTTTCCTTCTCCTTCGTGGAGGTGTTCGACAAAGCACAGCGGGATGTTTACAAATATCTGCGCCGCAAGTATGAGATGGAAACGGACTGGTACACCGGGCTTGAATATCCCGCCGGGGCAGGTCTTCCCAACGAAAATGAACTTGTATTTTACTTCCCGGAAGATCGTGTCACTGCCGCCCTCACGAAATACGGGCACAACCGCTGCTTGCACGGGTACATCCCCACAAAATGAAATGTGCAAAAAATGCACATTGGCGGATAAGGATGCCATTTCCGCATATTTAACCCGCCTTTTTGATACAAAACCTACAATTTGAGGGCTTAACTACCGAAATGGAGGTATTTCTGTGAATGACGCAGAGTTTTTCGCCCCTTGGCGGCTGGTTGCCGCCTTTGCCGATGGTTCCCGGCTCCTGTTCGACGGATTGACCGAGGAACAAGCCTATGACGCTATGATTGCCGCCCAGGAGCAGCACGGCGACATTGGCTATTGGAACCGGGTCACAGATCAGAACTACGAGGACGGCAGATACTACAAAACGATCCCCGAGCCGCCCGCCGTGCATATCGTGGACTTCACCGGGTACGATGGACCACTTGACGAAAACGGTTTCCCCGTCGGGCTGCCGGATGAAATCGCCCGGTACGCCAAAGAGCAGGGAGCCGCCCCCGATGCTCCGCAGATCATCCTCAAGCGCAACGCACCCAACGAAAAGGAGGACAAGCAATGAGCCACATTCTCCCGGAAGCTCAATCGGTTATTGACCAACTGAAGCACGACTTTGTAAAAAGCTGCACCCCTGCCGTGGAGCAATTCCAGCTGGATCAGAACGTACAGCAGGCAGAAGCTGCCGTGAAGCTAAAATATTGCATGATGCACGGTCTTTCTCCCGATGAAGTCACCGTGTCCAGCAGCGAAGGTGAACACGGTGTCCGCACCTTCACCATCACCGAAACCCCATCCACGCAAATGGTTGACATAACCTTTACCGTCCCCACAGAGTAACGAAAAGCCCGCCGGGTCGATGACCTAACGGGCTTTCTCAATTTTATGCTTGTTCTCCCAAGATTATTTTCTGCATTTCCTTCTCGGTCTTCCAGGTCAGCGGGTATGCAACCTCTGTGCATTCCCACCCATCCGGCGTTCCCTCGTCCTCGTCAAACACGAACTGCAAATAAGCATGAGGGTTTTCATCGTCTTCATCCGGGATAAGTGCGCTTACGCTGTTAAAGCACGGCACCCCCTTGAAGCTGTACGTCGCAGGGTGTTCCTCGTCAGCCTGGCGCATCATGCTCTCTGCGATGCTTTGCAGAATCGGCCCACGTTCGAGAACCTGCTTTTTTGTGATTGTACACCTCGGATTGTCACACCATTTGCACATAAATTTGCCCTCCAAAATTTCAGATTTCACAAAACCCGGCAGGCCGCACAGCCCGCCGGGTATTTCTTGCCAACTTTTCCACATTTCCGGGTAGTCGTGTTTGTTTTTCTGCGCCGGGTGGACACAATTTGCGGAAGCGCATTTGCGTGAGGCTCTGATGGTCGCTTTCCCTTATAGGAGAATATCGCCCTCAACCCATGCGTCCGCCCTGGGCAGGGTCTCGCGCACGTTATACGCGCGTGATAATAAGGCAGGGCACTCGGGTAGCTGCTCCATGCCCCGGCCAAAGGCTAGCAAAGCCACGTTCCGAAGCCGTTTCAAGTGCCGGACACTGTACCCGGTGTCGGTCTGCACATCGTCCCATTTTTTGTGGCCGATGTAGTATTCCGTCAGGATCAGATTGTGGACACTGTCCAGCCTGTCAATTTGTCCCCGGATCGTCGCCTCGTCGGACTTCAAAAGGGCTTGCTGACGTTCCAGACTTCTCAGCCTATCACCAATGCCCAGTTCATCCATCTTGCAAGCCATCGCCGCGGTGCTGTCCCCGGGCAGCCCGCCGCCGGGCATACCGTCCATGTTGATGCCTTTCAGGGTGTCTACTTCGTCGTCCAGAGCAGCACACTGGCGGCGGATGATCGTAAGCCGCCGGGGAATGTCTGCGCAATATTTCAGAATCGCTTCCGCCTCGTGTGTCTTCATGCTCTGCCTCCCGAAAAATCAAAATTCGCTGCCAAAGATGGGGCCTTGTCCCTTTACCCGCTCAACCATAGCCCCCACGCCGTAGATGTCCTCCACAACGCGGCGCAGCTTCTCGTAAGCTACCATCTCGCCATCCTCGGACCAGCCCAAGAACTGCTCGAAGTTTGAGCGGGTCTCCTGCATGACAGCAGCGATCTGCTCCACGGTATAGGCCATATCATGCAGGGCTTCCACACAATACCGGGCTACCATGTCGGCGGCGTCCCGGCGTTCGGCAAGGACTTCCCTCTCATTGGCTGTTCTGCCCAGCTTGCCCGCCGGGAGAAGGAACCGCTCCATCATCAACGGCGCGGTGCGGTCTTCCAGCGCAATTCGGGCTTTCCGCACCCCTCGTTTGTCCCGGTCAAGGGTATACCGTTCAGCCGCATTGTTCATCTTGACGGTCAGGACGGCGGCTTGCCCTGCGTCGAAGTTCAGAATGTCGTGTGCCGCTGCCACAAAGCAGTACGACACGACCTGCCCGACAGCTTCCCTGGACAGCGATGCTGCCGTTTTGGTTTTGCCAAGGTTAATTTGCCGATTCACGGCATTCTGGATGCTCTGCCGGTAGTATGAGGGCACCCTTGCTCTGCTTTTGCCCATGATGATTCCTTTCCCGCCTGTTCAGCTAGGCGTTTCCACTCTTTGATCTCGGATTTTGTGTCCGGGGTGATGATTTCCCGGAACACATAGCCCCGCGGCTCTGCGATCAGGTCAACAAAAAGCCTGCGGCGGTAGATATAGTCCCTCTGCGCCCGCCGGGTGAATTTTGACTTGATCTCCACGACCTCCACCGTGCCGTCGGCGTATTCCAACACATAATCTGCCGTATACCTCGCCGCCGGGAGGTGGACGCTGCAAAAATCCTTTGCGGGCAGCAAAGGAAAGGCAACGTGCGGCGTTGCCTTGATGATCCTGCCGGACTGGATGCCCGGCAGCACGGTGCCAATGTAAAAATCATACTCGCCCTTGCTCTCGAAGGTCTTGCCAATCTCCCCGGCAGTCTTGGCGGCAGCTTCCAGCGATACCGCCCCCGCCGGGGCTTTCCTTGCGCGGCAGTCTGCAATTTGCTTCTCCGCTTGGGCACGGTATCGAGGCGGCAGGTCTTCCAGTTCCAGTCTTGTGCTCACGGCTGGTTCCTCCTGTTCTTGTTCTTCGGCGGCTCTTTGCGGTATAGGCTCACGATCAGGTGCCGGGTAGAGTTCCCCGTGATGGTGACTTCGCACCGATGCAGGGTATACCCCGGGTACATCCGCTCCCAGTACGCCCGGTCTTCCAGGCAGTTTTCACACACGTCCTTTAGCTTGCTTCGGCTCATTTTGTTGTCGTTCGGCCTGGGCATTTTGGGCGGCTGCAGGCCGTGGCTCTGCCGCCAGTGCCGTTTGCACCGACGGTTCTTCACGATATAGCGGGCAAGGCTTTCGATGCTGCCATGATCGAAGTGCAGCGGCTCACACCGAGCCATGCCCCGGCCATTCCATGCCCGTTCCACCATTTCCCGGGTCAGCCCCGCCGGGTGGGTCATAATGACGTGGTGATGGTGCCGCCCCAGGACTTCACCCGTCGCCGGGTCCACGGTGCAATACTCCGTCACCACAACCCACTTTGGACGCTGGATGCCCTGTTTGTCGCAAAGGCGGTACAGCTTCTTGATTGCATTGGAGAAATCCCGGTCAGCCCGGGCAAGGTCATTCGGGGCAGGGTGATGTTCGTCGTCGTAGGTGTATGTAACCGAGAAATCACCGGGCCGGAAGTTCGTATTTACCAGCAGAACCAGGTAGCGGCCAGATTTGCGGAGGTTGTAGGCTTCCTTCGCCAGACTGGTAGCGAGTTCTTTCTTCCGCCGGGTGCTGGCCTTATGCTCTTTCTCGGAAACCTCGAAAAACTCCGCCTGCATGGTGGGCGCAGTGTCATAATTTTTGCCGCAGATGTATTTCTGTTCTCTGACATAAAAGCCGCCGCCCATACCCACTACGTCCTCCTTCCCGTAAACGTCCAATTTGCTGAATAAAGGCCAAACCGCCCGCCGCCCGTGTACTTTTATGCTTGCCCCCGCCCCCGCTCCGGGAAGCCCTGCTGTCCGTTACGCACTTCTGCCGCGGGGAGACAATACAGGGGGTTCCCCCTGTACCCCCGTCACGGGAACGGCTGCTTCTAATCAAGCTCTAAGCAAACTTTAAGCAAGCCGCTGCTCCCGTGTCCCTTAGTTTATCCTCGGTATACAAGCCCCTTGCCGCCTCGTCAGGGCGGCAATTTTACGACGGGCTTGCTTGTTCTCTGGAAACGACTTCAGCCTGTAGTCACTTCAAAATGAAGCTGTTGAGATAGGGCAGCACCTCGCCGCCGCAGCTGGACACGATCAGATTGAAGTCCTTTTGGAAGACGTGGAAGTAAAGAGCGTTGCTCACGTCCTTCGATCCTTCGGTGCGCTGCTCCTGAATCATCCGGGTTGCCTGGTTCCGGGACAGCCCCATGCCCATCAGGAGCTTTTTCATTCTCTTGGTTGTCATTTCAGTTTACCTCGTAGTCTTCAATGCCGTTTTCGTCCGTCCGCTTTTCCCAGTGTTCGCAGCTGTCCTCAACGTCGGTGACATCGGTGCAGTTCAGCGACAGACCATTGAAGCAGACCCAGGTATACTCCTCATGCCAGCGGCAGTTACAGCAAATTTTTTCAGGTCCCCTGTTTTCCACCATTCCAGAATCCATCCATTGCCTCCCGGTACGCTTTGAAGCAGTCCGGGCACAGATCGCCAACGCCACAGATTCTTTCGCAATCAAGTGCCCATCCGTCCAGCGGTTTGCTGTCATACTTTCCGTCGTCGAACCGCTCTGCGAATACCTGCTTGCGGCAGCGGTTGCAGATGAACATTGCGCCGTTCTTTCTCATGTAAATACCTCACACATGATGCTGTATTTTTCCTCCGACCCCGAGCGGCCTTTTCCCGTACATTGCACGGCATTGCGGGCAAAGGTCAATTACTCTTGGATACTTCAAAGGGAATCCGTTGAAATCTGTGGTCACTTCCCAATCAGTCACCCAGTCCTGCGTTGTCAGCATATCCTGAAACCCACCCTCAAGCTGTTCCTGAAATGCAACTCTCCTGCATATATCGCAAAATATAGCCTTGAACACCTTTTGCATATCAGCACCTCCCGCACTTTGCGCACTTGCCATCACAGGTAGGCTTTCCCTCGGTGGGTGCCTCGTACAGCTGCACCATCGGCTGCGGCTGGTCCGAACGGTTGAGCGGCTTGTCATACTGAACCGTGTAGTCGCCCTTCGGGTTATCGTGCCATGCCAGAGCGTGGCGGATTGCAAGCCAGACCTGCTCTGCCCGGTACGGGATTCTCATGCAGTAATCAAGCGGGGCGGAAAGAACATATCTTTTGTACAGCTTGTCCACTTCTTCCTGCATGATGTTCCGTCGGTCGATCGAGATATGGAAGATTTCATCTCGTTCTTCTTCGTCGGCAAACGAATCGTTTTCCAGAGCGGCGTAGAACTTCGCCATGCACAGTTCGTCTGTCAGGTCTTCAAACTGCCCCATGTGCAGACGAAGGTACATCTCGCAGGCTTTTGCTACCGCCTCAGCCACCGGGCGGCTCATGGTTATGGTGACTGTTTCGATTTCTGCCGGCGCGTTCTTTTTCTCGTTCATGTCGTTACCCCCACAGCTTGACAACTGATGCTCCATAACCATCGCGTACCATAATGCCATCTTTTTCCGTAACAAACATCGTTGTCTTGAACGGGAAGTTTGCGGCACTGATGCCCGCTTCATTGGCAGCATCGATCAGCATCCCGCACGGACCATAATCGCACATGATGGAAAAGTGGTTGAACATTCCACTTTCTGCGTATTCCGCCATGCGTTTTGCCAAGGCTTTTTTGAACATGTCCGCCTGATCTGGCGTTATGTTCTTTCGCCCCATGTCAGCAAGGAGACACGCAGTAACGGAAGTGAAGCTGTTATCTCCATTGCTGTGTGGCCGATCTTCGAGTATTCTTTCCGCCCACCAGTTGGCGGCTTTCTCGATTGCCTCTTTTTCCAAAATCATTCCGCCTTTTTATCCTCCGTCTTGCACAGCCTCGCTGTTTCCCGTGCCATGTTCACCATCTTCTGCAGCGTTTCCAGCAAATTGCCGGACAGATTGATGGGCAGAAGTGCTGCCCGCACCATCATCCCGTCACGGACAACATAGTATCGGGAGCCGTTCTTTGCGCGGCGCAGACAATAGTTGATGTAGTCGCTCTTTTTGATTTCATCCATAACTGGTGCCAGCTTGCTGACCGGGATGAAATCTATTGTTTTTTCGTCCGGGGTCATCAGCCCCATAAGGAGTGCCCCTCCGATGCAAAGATTGATGGAGCTTTTTCGGCACTCAATCTCGTTCTGAAGTGCGTCCTCAAGGTTCATCCCACATACGTCCTCCGCGGTGTCGCACAGATACTCTTTGTAGATCACATCTTCCCACTGCTTTTTCTGCATCCCGAGCATCGTCATAATCTCCGCTTCTGTCCACGGCTTAGGGAATCCTTCCAGCGAGTAAAGTTCAGAGCCTGTGCCAATGAACATACTCGTTTCGGTATCTTCTGCGCCGTGAATCCTGACAATGTGGCAGGAACCACGGTCTTTAATTACTTTGGCAATCGCTGCAATTTTCATGCGTATACCTCTCCGATGGTCTGAACCTCAAACCATTCAAATTCTATGTAGTGCGCAGCAGCTTGCTGTTTGGCGCGGGTAATTGCTTCCTCGGCAGACGCCGCCTTTACCCGGTATATCAACCAACACGGCAAGCCACGGCCACAGCCTTTCAAGACCACTTCATACGTTTTCATCCCGGCCAGCCTCATGCGAACAGATACAGCCAGCAGAGTTTAGCCAGCGCAGCGGGTGCCAGCAGCAGAACCGCCGCCCAAATTGCCGCGGCCAGCAGAAGCAGAACCGTACCGAGAGTTTTAACCAGTCCATCCATGCTTTTTACCTCAACCTTCCTGCTCGTCTTCATCGTTCCGCACCTGACAGGCAGGTGCGGATATGGGATTCTTGATCTTGGCGACGGGGCGGACACCAGCCTCATTCGAGGCGCCGCTGTAGTTGCAATCCCCGTAGTTGTCCGCGTAGGCGAAAGAGGCCGCCGAGTTCTGCACCCGATTCTGGAGCCAGTACCATTCCCATCCGCCGTTCAAGCCCTGAGAGGCGATACGGTTCTTCCGCTGCTTCATCGGCTTCCACTGACTCACGCTTTTGGATTCATCTTCGCCGCACGGGTTTGAGCCGAAGATTTCCTTCTCCGTCGGCAGCCGCAGCAGGTCGCCGTTTTCAAAAGGCAGCAGCAGCTTTCTGATTTTCCGGGGGAAGCGGTCGAGTACTTCACCGTTCAGCTTTTTCCGCAGGTCGGAGGCATCCCATCCGCCCTCATTGGTGTTCTGCTCGTTCATGCTGTATTCTTTCGCCAGGCAGTCTACAAAGCAGAAAATCATGCCGTCGCTTTCTTCTTTGACGGCCAGCATCTCTACCTTTTCGCCATCGGACAGCTTAAAGCGGATGATGTCGCCCACCCGGAACAAGTTGACTTTGATTTTCTCGGTTCTTCTTACTTTCATGTGATTTTCGTCCTTTCAGTTCGTTTCTTTGATTATCCAAACACGGTGTTCGCCGTATCCGTCCCAGTTCAATGCGTCCTCATGGCTGCCAGAAACGGCAATATCCAGGTGGCTGCCCTGCACCCCTGCACCCTTGTCCTGCACAATGCGGATTCCAACATCTTCGATGTAGACCACCGTGCCATAAGGGAGAAGCGTCTGGTCTGCCGCCACAGTTACATCCGCCTGGATCGGCTGCCCGCTGGCGGTGATCCCCGTGCCCGTGCCGCAGATGTGCTGGTATTTCTCGGTGCAGTATGCGGTACACTCGAAAACCCCGGCATACTCGACAACCAACTTTTTATCCAGCGTACCCCTAATTTTCAACTCGTCCGCCAGATCGTCTGCATACTGGGCGATAACTCCGGCGGTTCCTTCCCAGTCCTCCGCGCGGGATTTGTAAATATCCCGCTGGATTTCCAGGTCGTCGATCCGGCTGTTTGCCAGTCCAACGGCAACGCTGCTGGCAGCTGCCGCGCAAATCGCAACAGATACAGCCAGCTTCGACAGGGTATCAGGTCTCATTTCCTTCATCCTCCGATTTTTGGAACACAACAGGCGGGTGCCCGTGTGTTTGTGCGCGGAGAGTTCCTGTTACATTTACAGAAACATCCATGTTTTTCCCGCCTTGGTCGTTCAGCACCAGCGATTCCATCAGCCTTTGATCCTGTACGACGGCGGTTTTATTTCCGCCTGCCCCAGTCATCAGGGTCGGGCTGCATTCCTCCGAATAGGCTATCCCGCCAGAATTTCCGAGGTCAAACCCGGCAGCACGTTGGATCAAGCTCTGATCTTGGTGTGTTGCCAGCGTAGCGGAAAGTTCGGTCTGCACCAGCGGACCCTTACCGCCGCCCTCACATCCTTGGCGAATTTTCAAGGTGTAGGCTCGTTCGCCCCCCCCCCCGCAGGGGTTTTCCTGCTGCCACCATGCGATCATGCCATGAATAGCAGTCAGGAGCAAGGCAGGCAACGGTCTGCCCCCCCTCCGGGAGGCGCGGTCTAAAATGCCATTCAGTGCCGTTACGCTCAAAAGCGACCATCGTGGCGGATTCTCCACGAGTATCGCAGACAGCATATATTCTTCTGCGACGGTGGGGGATTCCCCAGTATTGAGCGTTGACAATTCGATAGGCAACAGTTCCGTAGGAAGCTCTTTTCGCCCATCGTCCATGCTGGCGAATAGGCTTATCTGTTCCACCTCCGGCAAAATCTCGGAGGTGCAGAAGTTCGTTGAGAACAATTTCAAAATCCTTTCCGCCATGCGACGACAGTGCGCCCGGCACATTTTCCCAAATGACAAAGCGCGGATACCTTCCGCCGGTGGCCGACAGCATTTCCCGGATGACCCGGATTGCCTCATAGAACAGGCAGCTTCGGTCGCCGCCCAGTCCTTTGCGCTTTCCCGCAATGCTCAGGTCTTGGCAAGGAGAGCCGAAAGTGATGATGTCCACCGGCTCAATCTGACCGCCTTTGATGTCCGTTATGCTGCCGAGGTGTTGCATCTCCGGCAGGTGTGTTTTGGTAACGGCAATAGGGTAAGGCTCCACTTCGCTTGCCCATACAGCCCGCCCGCCGCACATCACAGCACACAGCGGCATGGTCCCGCTTCCATCGAACAGGCTGCCCAGCTTTACCTCCGCCGCAGGCTTCCCCAATTCCCGGAAAGCATTTTGGACGAAGAACAGGGCATTCGGCAAGGCCATGCCGTTGCCCCACATGGAATACTCCGCCGACGGACTGTGCAGCTCGTCGTGCCATTTCTTCACAGCGGCATCGCTTCTGGCTCCATCTGCCCTGGCAATGATCTTCTTTGGCTTCTGCCCTTTGATCTTGCAGTTTCTCAGATACACTTCCCGCCAGAACTGGATTTCCGTTTCATTCGCCAGCGGTGCAATTTCTCCCCATCCATCTGGAAAGCCCTGCAATCGTCCACACTCCATCGGCAACAGGCGGCGCACGATCCATTCCGGCAGGCGTAGCACATCCGGCTGAATGACCGGGTTGATGTAATTCAAACTCCATCCCCCTGATTCTTTCGCTTGGAGCGTTCCGCTCACCGTGCCATTCAGACGGTTGTTTCTTGCATCGTATGCCACCGCATGACGGTCTTGCGTGTTCAGCGTGAACGAGGCATTTTCCCGGGCACCACTTCCATTTTGGTTTGTGTTTCGATCAACGAAGTTCCCGGCAAGGCAGAACGAGTTGTAGCCTACAATGGTTCTGTCCTTGTCACGGCTCAGTGTCGGTGCGGTGTTCATCAGGCGTTCGGCGTTAGTCTGGGTGGATGCAATGCAGCACACGTCTTTCTCAGCGTTCACGCCGCTGTCCCCCCCTCGAACCAGAATGGCCTGCGACCGCATGGTGCTGGCGGTGTGCATCAGCGAAGGAGCTACGCCGTCCGCATCGTATACCCGTTTTCCCTGCGGGAAGTCCTGGGTCAAGCATTTGATTTCCATAGTTGTCCTCTTTTCTTGTGCGAACGGCCGGCATCGAACCGGCCCGCCTGTTGATGATGGGGAATCGGAAACAGGCGGCACCCTGCGCTCGCATATCAGACCCGCTCCGTAAGAGAGGTACAGAGCGGGACGGCCACTGCAATGGCCTGTTGCTTTTGGCCTGAGCAAGTTGAACAGGGTGTTTCTGCGCTCACACTGCGGCGCACCCGTTCCCGTCATATCCATGCGGGTGCGGCTTCGGCAAGAACGGCAGCCCGGTTTTGCATCGGGCTTGAACGGAAAGGAGGACGCTGCTGTACAGCACCGCTCCGCCGTGCCGGGCGGCTGACTTCATGGCCGTGCCCGGCTTTCATGGAAAGCGTTAAGCAGGCGCAGATGGGGTTCGGCCCCATTCACAGTGCCCCTGTACCAGAAAGGCACCCCGCGCCACATAAAAGGCAGCCCCGCTTCTGCGGGCAGGGCTGCCTATCGTTCTACCGGGGACAATGCTTTGTATCAGCAGCATCGTTTCCCTCATAGTGCTTGCACTCCACGTTGTAGCCGCTGCACGGAGCGCATCGCGCAGCGGTGATCTTGAACGTGTGCTTGCACTGTTCTACGTCATTCTTCTTTGTGCCCCTGTGTGGGGCAATTCCGATATGTACGCTCCTCGCCAAACTCTTGACCCTCCTTGCTTTATATAGGTAGCTGCACCGTCCAAGCGGGGATGTGTTGCAGCGTTTGTCCTGCACCGCTTCCCAGTGCTCCGGCGGGTTGAAGTTGATCCGCCGCCGAGGTTTCAACCACCCTTCGAGGAAGTAAGGATCACTATCCCATTCTTTAGCCGCTTCATCTGCCCACTTGAGCATTTCTTTTACGGCTTCTGGCAGTTCAAATTTTCCATCCCATAGGGGGCTGTCTGCCTCTGTAATGTCCGGCATGGTTGCTGGTAGCTCTATCCGCTCACCGCTCGGAAGTTCAAGATAGGCGGTATACCCGCTCACTTTTCTACCTCCATAATGTGCGTGGCGATCATATCCGCCATGTGAACGCACAGAGCCTCTGGGCAGCTGTCATATACTTTGCTCAGAGTATCCCAGTCCTGCTGCCCGGTGTAGGCACCCATGTGCCAGCGGATCGCCAGCGTCTCTTTTTCCGTGAGGTACATCCAGTGCTGAATCAGGATGACCGATTCTTCACCATGCCCCAGCATCCGGGTGTCTCTGTACCGATACCCTCCCTCCGGCTTTGCAATGTACTTCCCAGCCTTGCAGACATCGTGCAGCAGGGCGGCAGTCAGCACAGCGTTCTTATCGCACTGTGCGAACCGTTCTGTCTCGCACAGCTCCATTGCAGCCTTTGCCACATTGAGGGAGTGGATCAGCAGACCGCCCGGTACGTTCAGGTGATGATTTGCGCTGGCCGGGCTGTTGAAAAAGCCAATTTCGTCAAGCACTCGCCACATCACCATGCTACCAGGTCTCTTCCCGACCGCCTCAATAAACATCTGCTTGTACTGTTCTTTCGGGGAATATACGCCTTGTCCTTCCATGCCGTGTTCCTCCGAAATCAAGCCTTGCCCAGAGGTTTGGCAGGCAGATCAGCGGGACCAATAGCCTTGAAGTCTTCCGGGTTGATTTCCTGGGTAGGATGCTCCAACGCCTGATCGAGTGCTGCATCCAGCCCGGTCTTCACATCCTGCAGCAGCTTTTCGGCCTCCTTCACGTCATTGCCGCAAGCCGCAGCAACAATGTTCGCTGTCGCTGCAACGGCAAGGTTCACCAGCGTTTCATCGTCACCATGTGCCCACAGGTCAACACGGTTGTTTTCCAGTTCTACGGAAAATCCAATTTTCTTTTCGTCGTTCATATCGTAGTCCTTTCTTTGGTGGGTGGATGTTCGGTCTTTGGCGGTACGCCCCGGGGTTAGCACCGGGCGGAAGGGAATGCGCCCCCCCTCCTGCACTGGCCGTACCAGATAAAAAGGCGGCATCGGACAGGTAGCCGCCACCCATGCGGGCCGCCCCGCTGTATTCTTTCTGCCCCCAGCAGGTAGGGCCCCGGCCTTGCGGTAGCCGGGCGGCCGCCCCCTAGATAGACTAGCCGCATGGTGGGTGGGTAGGTCTGCCCATGCCCGGAAGCTCACTCTTTAACGTGTTCTTCCTGTTTCATCTTGTCTATGTACTTCTGCGCCAGATCGTGAATCTGCTCTTTGAACACTGCCCGCTTACGGCGTTCCAGCAGCTCAAAGATTCCGGCGCAGGCCAGTACCGTAATAATTCCAGCCATCACGATTTCCTTGATCCATGCCATTTGTATAAATTCTCCCGGGTCTTATCCAACATATCCCGTCTGTGATTCGCCACCATCTTCCAGTAATGCGCCTCCTTGGACACCTCAAGAAATGCTTCCTCAGCTTCCTTTTTGGCGTAGTGGTTCAGGATGCCCCACAAAAGAAAAAGAGCCGTCGCCACATCTGTCGCAATCCTCACCGCCAGATCAGGGGTGCCGATGTGATATAGCCAGATTGCAAGTTCAAGCATTTTTCTACCTCATGTGAAATAAACTGGTTTGGTTCGTGTAATTCGCAAAGCGTTCTTCCTGCGTCTTGAAATAGAACGGGTCGATTTCAAAGCCGATAAAGTCAACACCCGCTTCATAGGCGGCAATTCTGCTGCTGCCACTTCCGAGGTGAGTATCAAGAACTTTCTGTCCGGGCTTTGCGAAATTCTGAAAAATCCAGTCATACAGAACAATCGGCTTCTGCGTTGGGTGAATTCGTACTTCATTCAGGCTTTTGTTTCCCTGCATGATATGCCCTTCGGAAATGCTCTTGCCCTGCATCATCCCGCTCCACATATAGCGGAATAGTCTGACCGTCTTGAGTAGGTCTGTTGCCGCAATCTCGCAGTCGGAAAAACTTGTCGCTTGGTTGCACTTATCCCATACGATACGCCCCGGAGCAAAGCCATAGCTGAAATAGTTGCAGCCCCATATAATATAGTGTCGGCTCACTCGCATCAGTTCGTCGAAATACTCTTTTCCCGGCACTTCCCACACGGGAGAAACCGGGTAATCCCGATGCACTCCGATCCGGCTGACCTTTGATCCATAGAAGCCGCGACGTTCTGGTCCGCTGAAATAAGGCGGGTCTACCACAGCGAGATCAAAATAGTCATTCTGAAATGCAGCCATTGCTTCCATGCAGTCCATGTTGTAGCAATGATTCAATTCAAACGTCTGCGCCGTCATTCTTTCAGCCCTCCGGGGTATTCTGCCCGATACCGTAACCTCTGCTTCGTATGGTAGAGCCGCTTCTGCGCAAGGTCTGCACTGTACCCAGCCCGGCCACGCTCATCCATCCGGCCAGTATCGCCGCGGCGCAGTTCCTTATAAATGGTGGAGTAGTCATAACCCATCAGCGGGGCAATTTCCATACCGTTCATTCCAGAGTTGTACAGGCGTTCCAGCTTCTTGCGGTCGTCGAACTCCATGTGCTTTGCCAT